TTATTTATGATTTAGTTTGTTCTTTAATTCGTTGAATTTATCAGGGTTCTCTAATTCTCCCCAATGGTATTTTACATATTTATCCCGATCAAAACTTTCTTTCCTCTCATAGACAATCAAACATTGCTTATCACAGAGAACGATAACCGATGATTCCAGTATATTAGCGTATGAACGGGCTTGTTTAAAGGCTTCCTCTATTTCTTGGTTATTCTTCATGTGGAATTTAGCTTCAATCAGAACCTTTGCTCGTTCGTAGTCCGGTTTATTATCATAATGTAAAGCATAATCAGGAAATACCCTGTGTCCTCTGCCGGCGTGGATTGGTAATTGCCGGATGAAGTCTTTATTCTCATACCATCCCATTTTGTTCAGGTAATACTCTAATAACTGAACTTCAACATCTCTTTCGCAGGATATAGAGAGGTTATTGGGTAAAGCTGGAGCATAGAGCTTTGGCAGGGTATCTATGTCAAATCCTTTCGCCTTTATCATACGAAGTAACTCTGAATAGTCCTCACTACTTAAAGGCCAACCGTTCACTCCTTGGAATTTCTTTCTAATGAGTGGATGTTTGGAAAAGTATTCATCGGCTTGTAGGTCTTTCAAAGTTATGTGAGGAACGTCTATTCTATTACTTATGTAGGTATTACTATAATAATGTGTAAATGGGTCAATTACTCCATCTACTTGGGATATCCATAAGCAGGTGATTGCGCTTATGGGTGATGTTTCGTAATGAATCAGGATGTCTCCCTTCTTCGTCTCTTGGTTCGACTGCCAAAAGCCTGTAGTCCATTGTTCGCCATATCCCCTTATCAAGCCACCGATAAACCATGCTTGAGATGGTTGCGGAATGTCGCCCTTTTTCTCCGTTTGCAACAGATGGGGAATATAGTCATACATGAATGCGCTTAATTCATCAGGTGTCAAGTTGTTTTCCGTCCTGAACTGATAGAATACTTTACATAGTTCCCAGTAATACATACACCTACTTTTGTAGTCGGGTTTCTTGGGAATAGGTGGCAACTCTATTTCAAAATGGTCGGCTAACTTTTTGAGTTCATAGAATCTATCAATGTACAAGTATGGAAAGAAGTAGTCACCAAGCAGGTAGTTTAATTCCATTGATAGAAACGGGATGTATTCAAGCATCAGGTCGAAATCTCCTATCTTCAACACTTCTTTATCCTCTATTCGTAACCCGGTAGAGATTATACCTTCGTATATGCACCCGGCTTCATCAAGTGACGGGTATTCTATATCTTCAAAATCGGAAACTTTGTAGCACCAAAAATCTTCCAGTATTTCGCATATTATCTCTTTGTTGAAATTGTCTTTGATGCTTGGGTTGTACTGTTCCAAAAGTTGTTCTTCTTCAATCCATTCTTTCCTATCAGAAAAGCTGGATATAGTGGCTTTCCCTTCGGAAGAGTTCTTATATAGATTCCAGGTGTATTGATTGAATTTCATGAAATTATAACTAAATTACATCTGTGTTCTTGCCAACTTTCCAACAATCTTATATAAATGAATAACATCGTTGTCAATATCAATTTCCATATCCGGATATTTTCTTTTCCCATCTGGATTTGTTGTATTGTTATAAGAAGACAAGATTGTTCTTCTGTGTTCATAGTCTATATGAATCATTTTAAGCAACCTGTCTTCCTTAGTGATTATGACATAAGGCTGTCCATTGTCAATGTTCCGTTTGTCCTTTATCTCGCGAACGAAAATAGTGTCACCCGACATATACATATCATACATAGAATCTCCATATACGGTTATACCATAGCACCCGGTGAACTCTGGAATATTCACATATCCAATAACTTTGTTTTCTTCACCATCAAAGCCTATACCTTGGCCGGCACATACGCGTATATCAAGTATTTTAATGTCTTTGTCGGTTGTAGGGGCATTAGTGACTGGTACACCTTCCTTGTTTATAAACATAGCCCCATTCTCCCTTAATAACCAATCAGGGTTTATCCCTTCTATACTATTTAGTATTGATAATACAGGGTCTATTCCAAAACTTTCACCGGCTCTCATTAGTTTGCGAATGTATCCTTCTGACATTCCGGTTATTTTTACTGCATCTTTTACGCTGATATTCTTTGCTTTAAGTATTTTAGCAAATCTTTCGTTAATAGTCATAGTGTTAAAAATACTAAATGGTATAATATTTAGTACTGATTAGTTTGTAATTGTACTAATTAGTAGTATATTTGCATCATCAAACAATTGATAACGCTATCACAGGCAAAGTTAGCAAACTCAATTGATGATACAATAGTACAAACACATTAAAATTCACGGTTATGGCACGAAATTACGAAACAGCACTTGCAGAACTCAACAGTTCAAAAGCAGAACTTGCAGAGATTAAGGCAATGACAGACGAAAAAGCCTGCTACATATATAATGTAGATAGTAAGTCAGAGATCGTGAAAATCATCTCTGAAGAAATAGAAGCTCTCGAAAGAGAAGTTGAATATCTCACCCCAGAGATTTACGAATACGATTACTAACACATAAACACACACGATTATGAAGACTTCAAATTTCAGACACAAAGTATTTTGCATGGCTTACGAGCTTATGAAAGCAACAGGTAAAGCATTCGCAGTATGTCTTTCTCGCGCTTGGGCTTTATACCGGCTAACAAGACAGATGCACAAAGGCATTGTAACATTCGCTTACGAAAAGGCTGACGGTTCACTTCGCAAAGCAAAAGGCACGCTTAAAGACGTTCAGTCCCTAATCAAAGGCACTGGATCAGAAAACTACAAAACTGTACGCTACTTCGATGTCGATGCGAACGGGTTTAGATCATTCAAAGTAGAAAACTTCATAACGGCTTACTAAAGCCCGGTCGGGTGGGCGTAGAGAATATCTCACCCGGTCACTTCTGTTAGTTCTTTCTCGTACTTACACCTTAGTACCCGCAGAAATGGGGTTGAAACGAAAGGATAACATATAATAATGTATAAGCGCAGTTAGCTTTTAAGCCGTGATCTGCTGGGATACATTATAAAAAAGAAATTATCAAAGGGGCGTGTTTCCTTGCGGTGTTATGGTCAGACATTGGTTAACCGCCGTCCCTTTTCAAAATATATCCACCGGTTCTGAACCGTGTAGGTGCTAATCGTATTGGCTGCCGGTGGCAAATAAATTCTAACGCTTATGAAAAAGATAATTGGTTCTATACAGTTTGTTTCACCTATCCAGGCTGCAATCTGTATTATAACGGCTTTGCTTGCCGTGGTATGTTTTATAGGAACGTTCTTCAATCCGTTTCACGCATTTTATTGTGTGATGGCGGTGATCCTTACGATAGTGACCTATAAAGAAAAGAAGTGGTAAAATATTATGACCTTACTAAAGCGGTAGTCCTCGGCGCTATCAATGGCTATGCACTGTGTGTACAGCAGTGAATCATATAACCGGTAGCAGTAAGGTTGTGAAATAAGCCGGGTGAAAGTCCCGGCAAATGGAGAAGTGGCGGAATTGGTAGACGCTTTATTTGCAGAAATGGTTACGGTGTAATGGTTGCACAAAGTCGCGAAAAGGTGAAGGTTCGAATCCTTCTAATCAAAAATGCAAATAAGTTCAGACGTGAATCTCCGTTCGAGTCGGGGCTTCTCCACAATCAATTTAAAATTACAATTTATGGCAACAATCAGAGAAACAATTTTGAAAGTAAAACCGGGTAAACCTAAAGCGATCCCGTTGTCTGAAGTGTCGGATGTGATGGGCTTTCGCTCTGAGGCTTTACGTATTAATAATGATCTTCGTAAAGATGGAGTGAAAACCAAAGAAGGGAAACCTCCGTATTCTGTTTCGAAAAACAGCAGGGTGGGTTTTCTTTATATCATTAATAATATAGAGAAGACTTAACCTTTCACACACACGATTATGGAAGTTTTCACCGAACTAACACCTGAATGTGACATCACAGCACAGATGTACGCTGCTGGGTATGAGAAAAAGGAGATTGCCGTATTGAAGCATCGTGCAGTAAGCACGATAAATAACCAGCTTCAGACGGCATTTTTGATTTTGGGCGTTCGGAATGGGAGGGAGCTGGCATTAAAACTGGCTGAAAGGTTATCCGGCATTCGGTTGACGTTGGACTTTACATCGGCCACGAAATCAGCGGTTGCCTGTGTTCTTTTGGTTATTCTTTGTTTAAATACTCATTTTGACATGAGGCGGCAAAGAATCCGCCCCCGTTCAAGCGCAAATGTAGAACTTGTTGCCCGTACCCGTATAAGAGCGAGAGGGCGCAATATTTTAATATTTTAATATGGAAGCAAACACAAATCCAGTAGCTACGCTTTTACAGCAGGCATTAGGGCTTATGTCTAACAATGTTACTATTCCAGTATCTATCGACTATGAGGCCATAACAAAAGCTGCCATAAAGACGGTAGAGGAAGAAAGGAAAAAGATATACTCAAAGGTTCTTATTACGCAGAATGAGGCTGATTCTATATATACGAAGCAAGTAATCAGAGCACTTGTTAAGCGCGGACATCTTCAGCAGTATAAATTTGACTTTAGGGACGCTGTTGATAGGGAAGGTAATCCCATAAGAAAAACTAAAGGTGCTATCTATTATCGGGTAGAAGAGATAGAAAAAAGCATAGAGAAAGGGAATGTCCTTAGTGGGACAAGAAGAGGAACAATATAGTATTAACATTAAAATAACACGATTATGTCACTAATTAAGAAGAGTACAGAATTAAGTATCCCGACAAACGTAAAGATAATGCTTTATGGACAGGCCGGTTTTGGAAAAACAACAGTCGCTTTGAGCGCTCCAATGCCATTATTGCTTGACTTCGACAATGGGGTTAAGCGGGTAAATGATTCAAACTTGCAGGGTGTCGATATTGTACAAGTAACCTCGTGGAACGACATGAAGGAACTTATGAACGAGAATTTATCGGCTTATCAATCTATTGTGGTAGATACTATCGGTAAGATGATGGATTTCATTATTTCTTACAAATGTGGAACCCGCCAACCTCAAATCAGGGATTGGGGTGGTATCAATCAAGAATTTTCATGGTTCGTTCGCTGTCTGTCGGATTTGAATAAAAACGTCATTTTTGTCGCTCACAGGGATACGCGAAAAGAGGGGGATGATACGGTTTTTGTTCCCGCATTAAGGGAAAAATCCTACAATTCGATCGTTACAGAGTTGGACTTGTTAGGGTATATGGAAATGCGGAATGAGAATGGCCGGGTAAAAAGAACGATCACATTCGATCCAACAAATAGAAATGACGGAAAGAACACCTGTAACTTGCCGTCTGTCATGGAAGTTCCGACTATTATAGATGCACAAGGGAAACCCACGGCAAAGAACGATTTTATCGCTACTCGGATTATTGCCCCTTATCTTGGTATGCTGCAAGCTAAAAAGGCAGAACAAGAAGCATATAACAAGGTTTTATCAGACATAACAGGGTGTTTGGATTTGGTTGGGGATGCAGCATCAGCGAATGACTTCATCGCGCATATTGACGATTTTAATCATGTTGGAAGTTCAAAAATGAAAGCGTCTATGATGTTGGCGGCTAAGGCTAAAGAACTTGGATTGGTCTTCAATAAGGAGACAAAAACGTATAACGATGCAGCAGCTTAAATATAAGACATGTATTCGATGTGGTAAGGAAAAACCATTTGGCGAATTTCATAAGGATAAGAACTCGCCAGATGGTTTGCGAGAATATTGCAGAGAGTGCCTTTCCATTATGAGAAATCCCCAAAATAGTATTGAAGACTATGAGGGCGAAGAATGGAAAGATATAGAGGACTTTAAGGGGGTATATTTCATAAGTAATTCTGGACGTTTAAAGCATGTATTAAATCCATTGCGCCATACGTTAAGAGTTCCTTATCCTGCACCTAACGGATATTTGAGATTAGTGCTATCTCATAATAATAAAAGAAAGACTGTATCTATTCATAGAGAAGTTGCCAAAGCGTTTATTCCTAATCCAAATAACTATGAAACTGTAAACCATAAAGATTTTGATAAAAACAATAATAAAGTATCAAATCTTGAATGGCTTCCTATAAAGGATAATATAATTCATGCAAAAAAGAATGGTAAAAATAACAGAAAACCAATACTACAATGCGATATGAATGGTAATGTTATCCGAGAATGGGAATCTGCTTGGGCGGTTCAATTAGAATTAGGGTATTTCTCAACTCTTATTTCGAGTAGATGTAGGGGTATTGGTAAATCATATAAAGGATATAAATGGAGGTTTAAATGACGAATAAAATATCTTATAGGCTTTACGCCACTATTCTCGACGCCTTTTGGAATTACCTCAATAGCGATGTAATTTACAATCGCTATTGGGGCTTTTCTGATAATCCACCTCATACGGAGGATGAATTTCAGCAAAAGCAGTTTCAAGAACTGATTGACCGTATCAACCGTAAACCTTTTGATAGTGAGAAAGCAGATCGTGGCACTTGTTTCAATGAGCTTGTCGACGCTTTAATCGAACATCGGAAGCCGAAGGATGTGGAAGTTGAACGTGTGGCAGATGATAAAAATGCAGTTTGGTATCGAGCGATTTATAACAATCGTACTTTCTCTTTTCCTGTCTCTCTCTGTTGCGAGTTTGCGGATTATTTCAAAGGTGCGTTGACACAGATTAGAGTAGAAGCAGTCCTGCCAACTGCATACGGTAATGTTTTGGTCTATGGTCTGATTGATGAACTGATGCCTACCACCGTTCACGACATCAAAACGACCGGAAGTTATACGGTTGGAAAGTTTAAGGACCACCACCAGCATCTTGTTTATCCATATGCTCTTATGCAGAACGGTTCGGATGTACGGACGTTCGAGTATAATATCGTGGAGTTCAACAAAGGCGGGTACGTGGTAGATACCTATACAGAAACTTATGTGTTCAATCCAGAACGTGATATACCCATTCTCACTAATCATTGTGAGGAGTTTATTCGGTTTCTGGAAGAAAACAGAGAGTTGATAACAGATACTAAAATCTTTGGGTTAGAATGATTTTCAACTTGAATAATCCTTACGAAGTTGACAAGTATAAAGAGTATGTGAATAAGCTATTCAAAGAAAGAGCGGTTGTCGAGGTCAAGAAAAGGCTTCCCAATCGCTCTTTAAGCCAAAACGCATATTTGCATTTGATCCTTAGTTGGTTCGCCTGTGAAACAGGGTACAGCCTCGAAGAAGTTAAACTGGATTACTTCAAAAAGACTTGTAACCGTGATCTGTTCGAGCGAAAGAAAGTAAACAAGAAAGGGTATGAGATCACCTATATGAGAAGTAGTTCCGATCTTACTACAGGCGAAATGACAACCGCGATAGAGAGGTTTAGGAATTATTCATCAGCCCAAGCCGGTATTTATTTACCTGCGCCGAATGAGAATCAATTCTTAATCCATATACAACAAGAAATTCAACGCAATCAAGAATTTATATGACACGAAAAGAGAAAATCGAACAAATGAAAGCTATGATCTCCCAAAAACAACAGGAGATTCGGGATCTGCGACAGCAGGTAGGAGAAGAAATGATCGCTGACTTTTACGAGACGCACAATCTCAAAGAAGGTCAGCATTTTTATTTTAATGATAAAGAGTGTGTAGGCGTAGAAATGTCTGCTGATTGGGGATGTTTGAAAACGTTCCCTATAACCGCTAAGGGAGAAGTCTCTAAGAAGGGGATGATTATTTATAGTGAGGAATCTGTTAAATCGGTATAGCATGATAGAAACAAAGAATAACGAAATAAGGTATTTTACATCTGATCCCAAAAAGATGCTCAATAAATACCTTGCTCAACGGGTCCTAAAAACATGGACAGAGGACTTTATTGATGAAGATACCAGCGAGGTTGTATCAATTGAGCGTAATGAATTACTATTCCAGAGAGGAACATTGATAGACCAAGATGTTCTTGCTCAAATTCGATTCTGTTATGAGTCTGGTGATATAACAAAGGATATAGAGGTAAGTAATCAAAAACGTTTGGCTGTTGAGTTGGTAAATGACTACTTACAGCCTTATATTGCTCAGGCTACTATTGACAGCAAAAAGTGTAAATTCCTGTTTTATGCAACCAGTGTAGATTCTGCACTTCTTCTCTTAAAGGATTATATTGAACTGAACTTTACGGCAGGCTTCATTATTAACATGGTTAAAGAGTTTGATTCCTGTGTAATCCTTACTGACACATTAAAAGAAAAGAAGATCGATACTTTGCCTTTGGATTTTCCCGATAATGATCCTGATGACAAGCCGGATGTTGATGAAGAGGAAGAACCAAAGAATAGTGATCGGAAGTTTTACCAGATAGAAACAAAAATTCTATTTGACGAGGATGAACGTTCGGCGACATTTGTTGTCCACACTTATAATGTTGACCGAGCAATGATGTTGATAACTTCTTATCTGAAAAAGAAGCAGGATGAACATGAGCAAGAAGCCAAAGAAAAGGGTAATCCTTTCGAGAGGAAAGAAATTCACACGATGATTGAAGTCGCTAAACCAATTTCTATCGGTCGGTTTATTCCCCGTGAATTTTCTATGGCTTATTCTGGTAAAAACTAAATTAAGCCCGGTGTCCGTTAGCTCGGTATCCGGGAACAATTACAGTCGTGAGACAGGATGTTTATGTGTAATAATCGCGAATAGCCGGGTGAAAGTCCCGGCAAACGGTGGTATGGCGGAATTGGTAGACGCTAAAGTTGAATATCTCATAGATAGGTTGTCGGTAGTGGAGGTCTTGAAAAATAGACAGCAGTCCGGCGTAAAATATATAAATACAGGTATAGGTGGCGAGAATCCACTGATTGTAAAAACTAAAAAGCTCCTATCGTGCAGGTTCAAGTCCTGCTACCATCACAACCCTTTATGAGCGAAAATCTGTTTTAATCCGAAAGTAGGGCGAAGATAGCGCAGGTGTTTATCCGCGCGGCATCGGTTAGCCGTTGACTCTATCTGAAAGGTGATACGAAATCGGATAGGATTCGGAATGTTTGTTGTTTGTGCCCCGGGGAATACGCCTCGGGGCTTCTATTGAACAAAATTTTATCACCATGAATATAGAATCTTTAAATAGTTGGTCAGAGGCTTTATTAATAGTCGCTGCCATTCTCGGTATTATGGCTCTAACGTGGATTGGGCTATGCTTGATAAATCAAAAAAGAGGAGGGGATGATAATGGATTTTGGTAATGATATACCGGATTATGAGCCGGATGATTTTGATAACTATAATTATGACTGACTATGTATTACATAAAACGAAAGGCTAAGAAAAAAGACAAGCCTTTACCCTTGTTTGATAAAGCAGGGGTGACAGTTAAGAAGAAGCCGGATTTGAAAGCGAAACTTGACAAAGAGTTTTCCTTGTTCATCCGGCTTCGTGATTGTATGCCGAACGGGTATTTTAAATGTATCTCCTGTGGGCAGATTAAACCGTTTGAGCAGGCAGACTGCGGGCACTATTTTAGCCGGACTCATTTGTCTACACGGTTCGATGAAAATAATTGTCATGCTGAATGCAGACATTGTAACCGTTTTAAGGCAGATCACCTTGAAGGGTACCGGGAAAATCTGATAGAAAAGATCGGTCAACAGAAGTTCATTCTACTTAAGAGCAAAGCTTCTGAAGCCTCGAAGATGACTGATTTCGAGTACGAGCAGTTAATCAAGTATTACAAGGCTCTTAATAAGAAATTACTAAAGGAGAAAGGAATATGAAAAAAGAAATTTGTGCATGGATATTTAATCCTGCAAACGCGTTATTCAAGCAAAAGAAATCAGAAAAAGCTGTAGGATATATTATCTATTGCGAGTGCCCTGAAAAATGCGAATTATACGCCAAGGGAAATTGTGTGGCTTTTGAAAACAAATGTCCCTATGGCAGCAGAGGAATGGCTACCGGATATTCAAGGATGGCAAGTAAGTTTAATTCATGGATAAGTGATTTTAAACAGGCTCATAAAGAGGCTTATGAAGCCACGTTAACCCAGCCGAAAAAGCTGGAGTACTTTATGGATTTGGTTTATGCCCCTATTTCGCACCTTGGCCTTAATGAGGGAATAGATTTTGTCGACGGAGGAGGTTTTGGATTTTTTAAAGGGAAACCGATTATAAAACGCGAACACTTCAATGAAGAATTTATAACCAAGCAAATTGTGAATTTTATTCCTCACGCATTCTTTGGAGGCGTGATAACTGATTATCAAGAAAAAGAAGTACCTAAATTCCTTTTGTGGTTAAAACAGCTTGATTATCCGCTTTATGAGAAAGTAAGGAGAATGAATCCAGATCATAACGGATTTAATGCGATGACTAATGTAGGTCGTAAGGCAATACTACAAACATTGAACCCGAATATAGGGACATTAAAGGATATACACGGAGGAATATGGACTTGGGACGGTGAATATCTATACTCAAATAATAGTCATGGTTCTTTCATGCTTATCGAAACAAGAGAAATTCAAGAATGTAGGTTAAAGCCAAAAGGTAACGTCGTTGTCAAGATATGTGATGATGCACAGGTTAATGAAAACACGGAGTTTATAGATTGATATGCAATTCCGTTTGAGAGATTACCAACAGAAAGCCTCTGATGCAGCCGTTACCTTCTTCAATAACACAAAGAAGAAAACCAACGCTATCATGGTACTGCCAACAGGTAGCGGTAAATCGCTTATCATAGCTGATATAGCTGCAAGGTTGGACGGACACACCTTAGTGTTCCAGCCAAGTAAAGAAATTTTGGAGCAGAACTTCAAAAAACTATGTTCTTACGGCATCTTAGATTGTTCGATTTATTCAGCTTCTTTTGGTAGAAAAGAAATATCAAGAATAACTTTTGCCACGATCGGTAGTGTAATAAATCATCCGGATTTGTTTTCTCATTTCCAGTTTATCATTATAGATGAGTGTCACTTGGTAAATCCTAAAGAAGGAATGTATAAGACATTCTTAGAACTTCTCAAATGCAAGGTTCTTGGTTTAACGGCAACACCATATCGATTAAGTAGTTCGCAAGAGTTTGGTTCTATGCTGAAATTCATTACCCGAACACGTCCGGCTATATTCAAGGATGTAATCTATCATGTACAGGTTTCTACTCTTTTGGATATGGGATATCTGGCAAAGCTAAACTACTATCCGATGAATCCGGTAGGCTGGAACGAGCTTAATTTGAAAGTAAATACCACTGGCGCTGACTATACCGATAAATCAGTTCAAAGAGAGTATGAGCGAATAGACTTCTACGGTTATGTCGTTCATATCGTCCAACGACTACTTAATCCTAAACAAGGCGGTAAGCGGAAAGGCATTCTTGTTTTTACCCGATTCCTGAAAGAGGCTGAGCAATTAACCTGGTCGATACCTGGTTGTGCTATTGTTTCGGGCGAAACTCCAAAGAAAGAGCGTGAGCAGATACTTGAGGCTTTTAAGTCTGGTCGGATACCAGTTGTCGCTAATGTCGGGGTACTCACTACAGGTTTCGATTATCCAGAGCTTGATACGGTCGTCATGGCGCGTCCTACAATGTCATTGGCTATGTGGTATCAAATAGTCGGCCGGGCAATCCGTCCGCATCCATCTAAAGAATCAGCTTGGATTGTTGATCTATGTGGTAATATCAAGCGATTTGGTGAAGTAAAAGACTTAAGGCTGGTTGATGGAGGTAATGGTAAATGGGCGGTATATTCAAAAAGCAGACAATTAACTAACGTATATTTTTGATATGGACATACTAAGTATAATCAATCGTCTTCAAGAAAAGAGACGATCGGAAAAGATAACGCCGGATCATGTGCCGGAGGTGGAGTTGATGAATGCGATCCATTCAGAGGCAAGAAAAGAACTTAATGAGCTTTTTGTTTCTGGTAAGATTGGAATTACTAAGACGCTTAATTCAAAGGCTATTTATATAAAATAGGAAAAATGAAAAACTACTTTCCACATGACAGTGATGCAAGAAGCGATGATAAAATTATTGCTTTACGTATAAAGCATAAATGGGAAGGATATGGGCTATATTGGGCATTGATAGAAAAATTAAGAGAGAGCAAAAATTATACTCTTAAAGCCGATTATAATGTTTTGGCTTTTGATTTACGTGCTGATGCTGCAATTCTAAAAAGTGTAATAAATGACTTCGGGTTATTTGCCTTCACCAATAACAGTGAGTGTTTCTACTCCGAATCTCTAAATACACGTATGCAGCCATTGGACGAAAAAAGAGCAAAACTTTCTGATGCAGGTAAAAGAGGAAATGAAAAGAGGTGGAAAAATAGTTCCAGTAAGTCTACACACCAATCGCCACCCGATAATAATTCTTTCGCCACCCAATCGCCACCCGATAGCCACCCAATCGCCCAACTATCGCAAGAAGAGATTAGAGAAGAAGTAGATAATAGTAAATCTAAAGAAACCTCTACTAACGTAGAGGCAAAGAAAGCCGAGCAAGCAAAGAAACTTGCCGCGGCTAAAGCCGCTACACTCAAACGTAAAGATGAATTTTATAATTCCCTGGTTCCTTATGTGGAACGATACGGGAAGGAAATGATCCGGGCTTTCTTTGATTACTGGTCTGAACTGAATAAGTCAGAAACTAAGATGAGATTTGAAACGAATAAAACATGGGAAGTCGCCAAAAGACTTGCAACATGGGCTAATAATGAGAAATTCAATGGAAAATCAAGTAGTACGATACCAAAGGCCGGACTTGGATCTTCTGCCAAGTCTGCCGGAAACAAAGCCGCAAGCCGTGAAACTGTGGGCCAATTCGCCAGAGCCGTACTGGAACAGTATAAATCCAAAGACGGCGATTGACGTATTCAATGCGGTTTCTCCTTCAATATCCGAACTGTGGAAGAATTATGACGACATTTTTATAAATTCTTTGATGTACACATGGTTTGAGCAGTTTGTGAACTTTTATTCAACGAATGGGACAATGGACCCTTTTCAAATAAAAGATACTATAGACCTTGTTCGGGAAGAATATCCCCATTATAAGCCAGAAGATTTCAAGCTCTTTTTCAAAATGGCCAAGAAAGGTTATTTCGGACAAGTCTTTGGTCGTATAGATGGGGAGGTTATTATGAATTGGCTGGCAAAATATGATATTCACAGGGATACGCAGGCACAAAATGAAGCTATAAAAGCTGCTGATGCGTTTAAGCCAAGTGTTGAAGCAAAGAATACTACAGGCATAACTTATACCGAATTTTTAGAGTACAAGAAACGATGAAAATCCTTGACCTACCCCTCAAAGCTCAGTGGTACGACATGATAGAGAGCGGAAAGAAGAAAGAGGAGTACCGAGATAATAACCGATACTGGAATAGACGATTATACAAGTGCTTAACCCCGCATCCTGGACATTATGGAGACTGCCAAGATTTTCATGGTAATATTATTTATCCTTGTTGGAAATGCGAGCACAGTAAATTAAAACAATATACCCACATCCGTTTCCGCTACGGCTACACTAAGCGAACCATGCTATTCAAACTGGATAACATTTCTATTGGTAAAGGTAATCCAAATTGGGGAGCACCTGAACATGAAGTATTCATTTTAAAATTAGGAGAAAAATAGATGAGTAAGATATACACACCCCTTGGAGCGTCCAATCATTGTAAGGACGAAAGGGAAAAAGATGATTTCTACGCTACAGACCCAGTAGCAATAGATAAACTCTTCGAGAAAGAACAGTTCCATTACCACATCTGGGAACCGGCATGTGGAATGGGTCATCTGTCTAAGAGGATGATAGAGTTGGGCCATGATGTCCTTTCAACCGAATTGGTAGATAGGGGGTATGGAATTACCGGGGTAAATTTCTTCGATTGTAAGGAGTGCTTCGATGGTGACATTATAACCAATCCCCCATACTCCAAGGGGCTGGATTTTGTAAAAAAGGCCTTGGATTGTATAAAGCCTGGAAGAAAGGTTGCAATGTTCTTGAAACTTCTCTTCTTAGAAGGAAAGTCAAGAAGAGAATTTTACGAAGATAATCCTCCAGCGAGGATTTATGTATTCTCTTCACGTATAACATGCGCTAAGAATGGTGATTTTGAAGCCATTAAGGAAAATGGAGGAAGCGCGGTATGCTATGCTTGGTTTGTATGGGAAAAGGGATTTAAAGGAAAGCCAGTTATTGATTGGATTTAAAACATATCTACCGGCGCTACATACTGCGTTAATTGGCTAACGATTGCGCCCTTGTAGCACGGTAGATTAAAAAAGCATAAAGCGTTTGCTGGCGACATTTGTGTCGGGAGCAAAACGTAATAAACTGAAAATCAAGTAAACACACAACTAAGAATATGAACGGAATAATAATCAATGATGAGCTGCACGAGTTGGTTTCGTTGAGAACCGGTGACCCGTGTAATAATTGCAGTCTGCAAGTAAATTGTGATAAGACTGATTTTTTCTTATGTACTGTAATTGCCGGAAGGCACAACTCTGATGAACGATTTGTAAATCGTGGTAAAGTGAATGAATTTATTGAGAAACTTAATTCGCAACTAACAAATAACGAATCATGGAAACAAAATTCAAAATAAAACAATACGTCTGGTGTACTAACGAAACACATAAGTCGGAAGTAGGCGTAATCGCTGAAGTAGTAGAAGAAAATGCCTTGGTTAAAACCAAAGATGGGACACATGAAGAAAATCTCTATTGTGTTATGCTTCATTACCCTAACGGGAAAATGTATTTCGAGGAGTTTTTTGAATCAGAGTTAGAATTAGTTCAACAATAATAAAACATGAGTGAAAGTATTAGCTGGGAATTATACTTAAAGATTCGGCAAGCAATAAACTTTCTACGCAGTATGGAAAGTGGCAAGCCTTTAAATCTCGGATTCTCCGGTGGAAAAGATAGCGTTGTAATCCTCCATCTTGCAGAACATTCCGGTATAAAATTCAATGCCATATACGCTAATACTACAGTAGACCCGCCGGGTACAATCAGTTTTATAAAGAAGAACTATCCACAAGTGCGTATTATGCACCCGGAGAAGTCTTTCTTTAAATTGATTGAAGAAAAGGGATTTCCGTCACGACTTCGGCGGTTCTGCTGTGAGGTGTTAAAAGAACGTTATGGTATCGGTAAACGTAGTATCGAAGGAATGAGGGCATCGGAGAGCCGGAACCGGAAAGATTACGAACCGGAGCAATGTGATGCTCGCAAGTGGATGCGTGGAGCTATACACATTCTTCCTATTCTTGGTTGGACGGAAGATGACGTGTGGGAGTATATACGATACTATGAGCTGCCTTATTCAAAGTACTATGATGCTCCTTATAAATTGAATCGACATGGCTGTGTTGGTTGTCCTCTCTGCAATTATAAGCAGATGCAATTAGAGTTCAAGATGTTTCCCGGCTATGCCAAAAGAATAATAGTAGCCGTTGAAAGATACATGAATACTCATCCGAATGGTTTCCTTGCCTGCAATTTTGCGGACGGGTACGAGGCTTTTTATTACTACATTAATGAAATGCCAATCGCAGAGTTTCACGAGAAGAAGAGAAGCTTATTTGGCTTCAATGCGCAGGAGATTATTCAAAGAGAAATTTTAAATCAATTATAAAAAAACTTGAGGCAAATGAGAACCCCAATAACATATTACGGAGGCAAGCAGCAGCTGGCGGCTAAAATCATTTCGATGATGCCGCCTCACAAAATATACTGCGAACCTTTTTTCGGTGGTGGTGCTGTTTTTTTTCAAAAGCCCAAAAGTTACCTTGAGGTCATTAATGATAAGAACGATAAACTTATTACGTTTTACCGGCAGGTAGCGACAAATTTTGAGCAACTGGCCGAAAAGATTGATAATAGTCTTTGTTCCGAATCTGAATACTACCTGGCTAAAGATTTCTATAACGGTCGAGTTCCGGCCGGAGACACTGATATAGCTTGGGCTGTATTCATAATAACAAACGGTTCCTTTTCCGGAAGCATGCACGGTGGTTGGAAATGGTGCAATGGTTCGGCAGGAAGCCATACCGGAGTATTTATGCGAAACAAACGGAATGAGTTTAATGAAACACTCCGGGAGCGTATGCAAGACGTTCAAATATCTTGCCGGGATGCGTTGGAAGTAATCAAGCAAAGAGATACACCCGAAACATTTTTCTACCTCGACCCACCATATCCTGGATGTACTCAAGGTCATTACCGTGGTTATACTCACGAAGAATTGTTCCAGCTGCTCACCGTCCTGAAGGGAATAAAGGGAAAGTTCATCTTATCAAACTTTTGGTGTCAAACGCTCCGATACTTTGTTGCAGTAAACGGCTGGCATGTAGAAAAGTTAGATATGCCTCTTAAAGTCGCCAACCTCACGAAAGCCAAGCGAAAAACTGAAATATTAATTAGTAACTACGAGTCTGAAAGGACTCTATTTTAAAAGGAAAGGAACATTATGGCAAAGTACTATTTAGCCTATACAGTAACACAGAGTATCAGTGAAAGCGGCGAAGAGCTGATAGAAGCAAAATCTATTAGTGAAGCTAAAAAGAAATTGAAAGAATCTTTGAAGGAAGATTTTTATGGCGAGAATGTGAAAGTGAAGTTTAATGATGTGTATCGCACTTCGGATGATGCACGATTATAAAAAGAAAGGAGCTAAAATATGATTACAAAAGAAACAGCCCGCGAGATATACAATTGCTATCAACAGATTGAAGAAATTGACAAGATCAAAAGCGATATGGTAAAAGAGATCGAACGTGCAAGAGAACAAAATGAAGAAGATAATAAGCCAATCCCGGAAAATGGCAGTTTTGGGAAATATGGTAAAGGTATGCAGTTAGGTGTGCCTGATGGTAGTTTTTCTTCGATGCGTATATTTTCTATATCTCCCACAATAGGAGTCATGGTTATGGATGAACAAAAGAGCAATCTTGAAAAAAGGCTGAGAGAGTTAGAAACTATCGCAAAATTGGAAATGGGTAAACCTATAATCTAAATAATAACGAGCCTTGAGCGGCTTTATAAAACTCGATATGAATATGAGCGATTTTAAATCACGTCTGATAGAAGAACAGGCACAACTTGAAGAAAGGCTGAATAAGCTGAATGATTTCAATCAAAGTGAAAAGGTTAACGGTATTGATCCGGTACAGAAATCTCTTTTGTTTGTACAAGCTGGAGCGATGTACACCTACAACGAGTGCTTAAAAGCAAGATTAGAAAGATTGTAATCAACACCGTAGCTACCCTGGTATTATTCAGGGTAGCTCAACTCTAATATAATATAAAAATAGTTGAATTATGAAAGTAACTAGCTCAGATATACAATTCCTGATTGGTTGCACCAGGCGGGAAGCGGAAAGAATCATCATTGACGCTATAGGTCGTAACAATATCGATAAAAAATTCAAGGTGAAATCTTCTACCGAAATAGAAGTTTCCGATATAAAAAAGAGGTTGTTGTCGGTGAACGAGTCGATGGATGGTAAAAATCCTGTACAAAATGCAATCGACCTCCTTCAGTGTCATGGGCTTTCCTATTCTTTGAAGCGCCAGATATTTGAAGATATGGAATGCCTATTTTATTGCGACTTGAAAGGTAAATATCGGACTTTGAAAAAGGTACTACCAAAAGAACAGATAGATTCTCTTAGGAGTACATTAAAGGTTAGAAAATCTGATTTTTTGTCATCTGGTGGAAAGTTTCCTAAAGGATTTAAGGTTTGCCAACCAACAATAAAAAACATGAAAGAGAATAAATATATATTACCGACCATAGAAAATATCAAGAGCAGATATTTTTATACCGAGGAATTTGACGAAGCAAAATGGGATGTGGAGCATAACGAGTTTTCGTTAAAAGAAGTACGAAGAGTTATGAAAAAAAATGAAAAATGCTACCTTGGAAACCTGCTGGAAACGGCTAAGCATTGGTATGCGGGCAGTCTTCGCAGTTTTAAAAAACATGGAATCGACACAGACAAGATGAAAAAGGATTGGGAGGAAGTGATTGATGATATTAGAAGAGAAATTGCTAATCCAAATTTAAATAAGGTAGAGCTTCATTTGCAGAGAAAAGGTGAAAATAATACAAAGAAAGAATATGGCAGAATTTAATGAAAATCCCTTTCTGAAAGATACGCCCGTAACCCCGTTTTCAAACGGTACGGAAGCGGAATGCTGGCACGAACGCAACTGCGATAAGTGCATCAAGTATGAGAACAAGTCTGATTGCGAACTGGCCTATCATTTAGATATGGGCTTTATTCTGGGTACAATTCCCCTCTGGGTGGCAAAGGAGATAGGCTTTTCCTATAATCCTCTTTATCAGACCGGGAGATTGAATGAGAGATGCGGAGGATTTAGAACCGGCGATGAGCCTTTTTAACGAGCAAACAATGAGTAAAAAATAATAAGCTATGCCAAAAGTAGGAACAAAATGTATTAAAATAAATGAGAAATGGGTAGACCTTATTTTGTGGTATACCCAGAAAGACGGTTTTTCATATAAGGGAGTACCCGACGAAGTATATAAATTGACCGAATTTGGTAGAAGGGTTTACCGAAGCGAAGATGAGATTAATACCCATTTAAACAAGTCCATTGTAGAGTATCACGAAAAAGTAAAAGTTACAAAGAAGATAATCTCTTATACACTGAAAGCGACTGTTAATCTCATTATGAATCGAACGGATAAAGGTTCTTATTCCGGAATAAAGTCAGGGGTAAGTAAGAAATTTGAAACAGAGCACGGCTATGAAGATAATTTCTCATTTGGTTTTTCTTATAGGGTGCTGATGGAAACATCCGGTACTGATAAGAAACATTATTACCTTATCAATGAAGATGGTTCTACCGGGTATGAATGCCAGAACGATGGTTTGTGTATTGATTGGACACCTGCCAGAGAACAGTTTTTCAAAGATATGGCAGGAAATCTTCAAAAACTTGTATATGGCGTATCTAATTTCTTTGACCAGCCTGATTTACTTCAGTTGATGGAAACGGTAGGTATAAAGGCTTTATCTAATGGCAAATAAATAAAAAAAGATGAAATCTATATCAAAAGCTCGAAAACTTATCAAGACTATCCAACATGGCGAAGGTTCAGAGATACAATGTGATTTAGCCTTTATAGGATATGCAGCAGAACAGATACTAAGAGAACGTACAACGTTTGATATATCAATAGTAAAACGGCATCTGTTTCGTCGCTTAGTATTAGTAGCAGAAAAATTTTAATATAAAAAATCATGAAAAAAGCAATAATAGTAGGTGTACCTAATGGGCAGATGTGTAACATACCGAACAGCGTTATAGACAACGCTAAAACGGAAGGGATAGAATTTGTCGAATTAGAACAACCTGTCACATTAACGATTGTTGAACCCCCTGAAGCCTTGGTGCGAGAGTTACCTGTACTGAACACTTTTATTCCTGAACCGAAATGCAAGAATCAAGTTTGGAAACGTAAAGGTAAGAATAGTCGATTTTAGCTCAAATCACGGAAGATGTGAAACAATTGAATAGGAACAGCAAAGCCGCCCGGCGGCAACCGAACGGCCTTGTAAACTCTCACCAGCCTGTAGGCTAATATGCTTATCACACTACAAATGTAGTGCTTATTTACTGAAAATAAAAATAATAATATCATGGGTGCATTTCAATTAGAATTTTCAAGTTATAACGCATCACAATTACAAAGCGAATATTTTCGAAATCTGCCATCCTGTAATTTCATTCAGTTTGGTGTACTCTTTATAAACATGAAAAAGAAAGGTAAGCATTTTTCTCTTTACCGAAACCTACTCGAACATTTTCTGAACTATCAGGAATCGATAGGTCGTACATTTAAAACAAATCAGATTGGTAAAGAAGAAATAGACGGCTTTGTACACTATTTGCATGTAGAAAAAGAATTAAAAATCTCAACTATCAAGAGTATGGTCACGAAACTAAAATATATTATAGGGAAAGCTTACCTAAATGGATGGGCTGTAGATGATTCATATTCGGACGCTAAGGTCCGAGAGAGCGATTCCACATTTATATATTTGTCAGAAAAAGAAATTGCCCGCATTTACTATTACAAAGACCTAACACCTAAGCAAGAGGAAATACGCGATTTGTTTATCGTTGGATGTATGACTGGACAACGATATTCTGATTATTCTCGATTATCCGTAGACAATATCAAGGGTGACAATATCCATGTTTTGCAACAGAAAACAAAAAACAAAGCTGTTGTACCCATGACCGATTACGTACGTGAAATAATTGCTAAATACGGAGGTAAAATGCCTAAAGCGCGTTGTATTCAATATTTTAACAAGGCTATTAAGCAAATATGTAAAAAAGTTGGATTAACTGAACTTATTGTCTACGAAGAGGAACAGGCTGACCGGATTATTATGGTCAAGAGACCTAAATACGACATGATTAGTTCGCATACCGCAAGGAGAACATTTGCCACGAACATGATTAAGAATAATATACCAAGTAATAAAATAATGAAGTGCACAGGTCATAAGACATCTGCTTGTTTTGACAGGTATGATCGTATGACATTGGAAGATAATGCACGGGCATTAGCTGGAAATGGATATTTATCATAAAAATCAAATAATATGTATGTAGAAAAGGATTCAATTGGTAAAATAATCATTCAAGACATATCTCCTGCGGAAGCTGAGATATTGGATGATTGCATCTGCTCTTATTTATCTGGTAAACCAGCCAATACACGAACAGTTGCAGATAAAGTAATAATTAATTTAAAAAGACAACTTGAAAAATTGTATTAATAATGAAAGCAAGAATTATTTATGAAATAGAGAGTCCGGATGACTGCGAGGAAGAAGATTTCATAAAGTGGTTGGAATTTCAACTGGGTGTTCCTGGGGCTTGTATAACATCGGATAATCCGTTATATAGAAATGAACTGGATTTTGATAGTTCTGAGTACGAACAGATAAATGTAATAGATGGATAGCTATGCGAAATATCGGTTAACGGATTGGGATTGGATACCCCGTTATAAACAAAAGATGGGGACGGACCTTTTCCGGGAATATGTAAATAATGTATACAGCGAGTTGATGAAGATGCATGTAGGGGATAGGTTCTCGCTGGATGATAATGTACGAGAAGAGAATAGGGAGCTCTTTGTAAAGATTGTATGTATGTTCATTCAGGAAGGAAATTCCGATTATGATTTTTCTCCTGATTATAAAATAGTAAGACGACATGAAAAAACAACGATGGTCAAAAAGCCAAGAAGAATTTCTTCGGAAGAATCTGGGGAAAATGACACTAAAAGAGATAGCTGCCGGGTTGGAAAAAACGGAACTAGCTGTTAAACTCTATATACACAGGAATCATATCGTTTACCGTCCTTCGGTAAAACGTAACCTTGTATTAGAATTGTTTCGTATTAAGCTTGTTCATCCGGAATACTTTAATGTGACAACAGATTTTCTTCGCGCAGTAAAGATTAATCAAGTGCGTTTCTGGAAGTTGTATCGAGGAGAGGTGTCTCCTACCGACCAAGAATACCTAAGACTGGCAACTACGCTAGAAGTGTCTTTTGAAGAGGCTTTTAATGCTAGACAACTTAGTTTATTTAGTGACAATAATAAAGATGATATAGAAAATGATAGCTCAAAATGTTGTAGATGATATTATTAGCGCGGCTAATATTGTTGATGTTATAAGTGATTATGTCAATTTGCGTAAAGCCGGAGTTAATTACAAAGGTGTCTGTCCCTTTCATGGTGATAGGGATGCAAGCTTAGTCGTAAGTCCGGCTAAAAACATATGGAAATGTTTCGGTTGCGGGAAAGGTGGTAATGTTATTACCTTCTTAATGGATCATGAAGGACTGTCTTTTTTTGAAGCGGCCAAACAAGTAGCATCCAAATATAATATTACGGTTCCGGAAAGAGAATTGACCGATGATGAAAAAAACAAAGCGAGAGAACGTGAGGCCCTGCATATTTGCCTTCAGTTTTCACAAGAGGCTTTCACCGGCCAATTAGAAAAGAAAATACCTGAAGAGTATTTGGCCACACGGTATATCCGTCCGGAAATATTATCACAGTACGGTGTCGGATATGCTCCTGCAGGCTTTACATGGTTGGCGGAACTGGCCGGACAAAAAGGGTATGATTCGGCAACAATGGAACAAGCTGGTTTAATCAGTCGCAAAGAAAGTGGAAAAGTTTTTGACCGTTTCATTAATCGTATCACTTTCCCATTTTATTCTTTATCTGGAAAGGTGATAGGTTTTACTGGTCGTGCCTTGGAAAAAGATAGCCAGTGTAAATACCTTAATTCTCCGGAAACTCAGGTTTTCCATAAGGGGAAAACATTATATGGAATATATCAAGCACGCCCGGAAATAACGAAAAATGATAAAGTCTATCTGGTAGAAGGGCAGTTTGATGTACTCTCTTTTGTTCAATACGGTTTTCCAAATACGGTTTGTGGTAGTGGTACGGCGTTGACTCAGGAGCAGGTTCGTATGCTTAAAAAATTTACCAGGAATGTAACAGCTGTCTATGATGGGGATGCGGCTGGTATGAAAGCTTCTATCCGGAACATGGACGTTATGCTTTCGGAAGGGATGAATGTGCGTGCGGTGCTACTCCCGGAACAAGAAGACCCGGATAGTTTTGCCAGAAAGATGGGACCTGAAAAGCTGGCGAAATTTATCAAGCGAAATGAAATAGACTTCATTTCATTTATATATAAGGCTTTTGAAAAAGAGATGGAGGACCCGATACGAAAAACGGAAGTGCTCCGAGTTGTTGCTCAAAGTATATCGGTGGTTCCGGATAAACTTCAACGGCAAGCATATATTGCCACACTAGCCACGAAGTTTAAAGCCGATGGCGAACTGATAACAGCACTTGTTGCAGAGTTGCAAGGGATGGGTAAAAAAGAAGCTATAAAACAACCGGAGCAATCCGGGTTCACAGGCTTAGAAGATGCGGCTAGACTGATAGAATCTGAAGGCAAACAAATTACACTCACTTGGTCTGTCGAACGGTTTACGGAAAATTGGGGAGATAGGCCAACTGTACTTGTTACAGGTATTCCAGGCATTTCGGAAATACAGGAACTCCGGCGGGTATCCTCAATTGTTCGTTGCAGAGATAGGTTCAAGCTTAATGAAGAAACCATGGAAGAACCTAAAGAACTAGTCTTTTTACGTTCCCTTTCCTATACCGGTTTTACCGTAAGCATGAGTAGGTATACGAACCGTCAGGAAAATTATGTTGACGAAGAAGGTAAAGAGCGCAGAAAAAATGTGGAATTGGAAAAAGAAATAGGGTTTAATGAATATTATATTTCGCTATATAGCGTGTTTAAGGAGGCGACGGAGGGTTTAAAGAAAATAGCCCTGGAACGCTGTGCGGAATTAATATCCCATGCCGATGCAACTACACGGGCCTTTCAAGCAACAGAATATGCCAGAGCATTAGGAGTTACTAAAACAGCTCTGGACCATGTGCTGAAACCTTATTTGGATGTTCGTAAATCAGAAGCCAGGTTTAACAGCGACGCCCTGCAGGTAGATGGAACGGCTTTGATGTTCGACCCATCCCGTTTACCTGACTATGTGGAAAAGGACCCTGAAATAAATCGACTTTGGAGAGCTTATCAATTTTTCCCTTACTTGGATGGTAATGGCCGGAAAGTGGCCTATATTTTTTCAAATGGGAAGAAATCGTATACGCGTATAGGTAACTTTTATATCGAACCCTTATTGCATGTGTATGACAAAGAGAGCCAAGCTAACAAACGTATCGTACAGCTGACACAAGCCAACTATCCTTATCCGGTATTCATGGAGTGGATAAGTGCGGAAATGATAACACTCCAGACCTTCAGAAAACGTCTGTGGGAAGAAGGAGATATTAACTTTTCGAATGGTACGCAGAACCATCTTGACCTGATAATGGACAGTTGGGCCGGTAAGTTCAAAAAGTGTTTTGAGCTCCGGATGTTCGGTTGGTATGATGAAGGTTTCTTTGCCTTCAGTAATGCTATTGTGCACGAGATTGACGGGAAGCAGCAACTTCAGTATGTAACAGACTTGGGATTGGTAGAACACAACAATCAGTATTATTATATCCCGGCATTTTCAAAAATATATGCCAGTGAACGTAGAGACAGCGACCGTTATTTTTTGGACCGTTTTATCAAATACCGGGAACCAAAAGGTTTAAAAGTAGATTTCAGAGGCTGGGCTTCATTGATGAATGAGGTTTATAAACTGAACAATAATGGAAAATGGGCGATTATATATTCAATCATGAGTGCTTTTCGAAGCGATATCTATAATGTGCGTCGTACATTTACAGCCCTATTTTTCATAGGGCCTACAGGTTCAGGTAAATCGCAAGTCGGTTACTCCATCCGTTCGCTCTCGATGCCTCCGGACGCTCCAACATTCAACCTGAATTCCGGGACACCGGCAGCCCTGTTCTCATGGCTGGAACGTTACCGGAATATCCCTATAATGCTGGAGGAATACAACGACCGCGATATTAATCCGGTTATATTCCAAGCTTTGAAATCGGCCGTATATGATGGAGAAGGTAAACAAAAGCGTAAAGATGCTGTCAGTAAAGAAATTGATAGTAGCCAAGTAAATGCAGCACTTATCATCATGGGGCAGGAAAGCCCGCAACAGGATGATAATTCTTTGGCCAATCGATGTATTATTTGCGATGTTCCAAAGTGCGATGACCGGACGGAAGAAGAGGAAAATGTATTTAACCAATTAAAAAGCTACGAAGAGAATGGGCTTCATAACGTTTTATTGGAAATACTGTCCTGCCGGAAAACGTTACTGGATAATTACGTTAAGGTATATGGTGAAGTATTTAAAGAATTAAAGGATAATGCCAGGGTTCTAGTAACAAATACGGATGGTCTTTCCCGTATTCTTGAAACGGTATCGATGTTCTTAACAGTCTGTCGGATTGTGGAAGAAAGTACGCCATTGCAACTTCCTTTTACTTACCGCGATTTTTTTGAGATAGCAGTGGAAAAGGTTGCCAAACAAGTTGAATCTATAAGTACTTCCAACAAAATGTTTAATTTCTTCAGTAATATAAATTACTTGATTGATACCGGAAGTATTCGTCCTGGCCGTGACTATAAAATAGAAGTGCCAGGAAAAATTACTCTTAAAACGAAAGGCAAGGATACGGAAATAAAAGTTATGGAACCGGCAGATACGCGTGTATTATATTTAAACATGACAAACATATATCCGATGTACAGCAATTTGGCGAAGAACGAAGCTCTATCGATGCAATCATTAAATACCTATTTCGAAAGTAATGAGGCTTATATCGGCCGGGTTCGATCTACTCGTTTCCGTTGGCAAGAAGTGAAAGAAATACCGCGTGGTGAGATTTCTATTAATGAAGATGGAACGGAAATAGTGGATAATACGATGAAACGTATCATGACTAATAAAGAAAGTAACACTTCTGCTGTCGTTTTTGACTATGATAGACTGAAAGATTTATTAGATGTAGACTTTGAACGGGATGAAAGAATGGATATAGAGACAGAAACGGAAGGTAAATTTCGATTTTAGTATCTGATAGTATTTTTTGAAAGAGCCGACCTCTTTGGATAGAACTATCCTTGTTGAATAAAGGAAATGGAACTATCCGGGGAAGTCGGTTCTTTCTTTATCTATTTTTCCCCCGCACCCCCCTTGTTCTTAAAAAAAAGAATTAAAGCAATGTTTTGCGATTTTGAAACGAAATCTTTACAACAACAGCGACCAACAGACCAACAGACCAACAAGCCGAAAAGTATTTCAAAAGAGATATAAGATAAATATATAATAATCAATGATATATATAATAAATATAAGATTGTTCTCTGTTGATTGTTGTTGGTTTCCTGTTGGTCGCTGTTGGTCGTTTTGTTTAAAATAAATAGAAAAAGGCTTTTTATCCCCTGTTGACAATGCGACCAACAGATATAATTTTTTGTTGGTCGCATTATTATTGAATTTATTTTGTTATTTGGTTGAAAATTAGTAATTTAGCTAAATTGTTTACGAGTCTTGTTGGTCTGTTGGTCTGTTGGTCGAAAAAATATACATATTTATAGACAAAAAAATAGCAAATCAGAGGTCTAAAAAAACGTTTTTGATATGGTAATAGTAAAAATAAGCCTAAAACAACATTTGGCTGAGTATCTGAAGGGTAAATTTTGTGATTGGAAGGATGTACCGGTAAAGTTTCCGGATTCATCCGACCTGTATCATACTATTTTCGATTTGATGGAAAAAAAACCATCTAATGTGGAAGAAACTGCGGGTAATCTGGAAATTGTATTGCCGGATAGAACCATAGGAAAAGACCCCGCCTGGTATAATTTCTTGGGAGAACGTTCACAACGAATTATCGAACGGAAAGTAGAGCTGATGTTTTGGGCTGACCTACATGATCTAATAGACCACAATAAGCATATGCACGGTATGGAATATGCCGAAACGGTTTACTTCTTCATGCGAAAATACGATATACAGTCTATCACGGAGGATGCCATTTTAAAAAATTATTATCGCTGGAGGGAAAAGGTACGGCGCCGAGATAAGAAACGAGCATATAATAAATGTTAAATGTTGGAATATTTACTCCGAGCAAGTGTATCTCTTTGTCCGTTCTGGTGGGAGAAAAGTGCGGAAAGATGTGGGAAAAATGAGAAGTGTTTGAAAACTAATTAATTACATAATAATATGGCTGATAATATGGGAGGTATCTCCGAAACCTGGTTTGTTATACCGAAAGATGTTAAAAATATAATTACAGGTTCCGGACTTGCCAAAGTGATATTGAAAGATGGTGCCGTCTGGTTCCCGGTACACATCGGGAGATATGGAACGGTTATAAAAGTAGAACCGCAAACAGCTGACGCGGGTACATTATATAATGTATCTGCGACTATTCAGATTCCTAGGCAGTATTTGGATGAAGCGGGTATGTTTTTTTGTAAACGGCTGAACAGGACAGGGGCAGTAATAAAGTATAAGAATTTCAACGGAGACTGGTTCGTAGTCGGTTCGGAACGTTTTCCGCTGAAATGCACATTTGAAATTTTGCATCCGAATAATCCGGGGGGATTTAGCGGATACAAACTTACTATTTCCGGAAAACAACTAAGTCCGCAGCTCCAGATAACGGAATAGACGTCCTTTCCCTTATTTATATATAGGTATATCATTGCATAAAAAATCAATGATATGCTTTATCTGCACAATATATTAGGGGGAGTGTGGTTCATCGAAGAAACCTTCGCATCGAACTACCTTCCCCTTATTGCATCTTACCTGACTGCTCCGGCATCCTCCATAGGCCGGCCACGCAATGCCGCTTCCGAAAAAGAAATGTCGGAAGACAATGCCTTGTTGTTTGCATCTGTAAAGAATGGAGCTTACCAGATTAGCGAATATGGCGGATGGGCACCACCTGAAGATGCACCTAAAAATTCAGTGGCCGTAATGAACATTAATGGAGCAATTACGAAATATGACCAAGATTGCGGTCCATCAGGGATGCTCACAAAATCAAATCTGCTTACCCGCTGCTATGCCGAAGATAATATCAAAGCCATTGTCCTAAATATCGATTCCGGTGGTGGTGAAGGCATGGGATGCCGTATTTTTCAGGAAACATTGTCATACCGGAATAAACCGGTTCTTGCATTTTGTAACGACATGGTTGCATCGGCAGCTTATGGTATTGCAGCTTGTTGCGACAGGGTTGTCGCCAATTCATCCGTCTGCCGGGTTGGTAGCGTGGGAACTTACATGACAATTGTAGATGCAAGCAAAAGACTGGAAAGCATGGGGATAAAGCTGGTCGAAGTGTATGCTACTAAATCGACCGATAAAAACCAGGAATTTTATAAAGCCATACAAGGGGATACCGCACCGCTGAAAAAAGTGTGCGACACTTACAACGAAGGTTTTATATCCAGTATAGCCAATGCCCGCGTAGGGGTAATTTCCGAAGACCAGAATACATGGGCGACCGGTAAGATGTTTTTCGCTCCGGAGGCTATTAGCCTGGGAATGGTCGATGAAATAGATACTTTCGAAAATGTGCTTAATTATTTTAATACATAACGAGTTATGAAGTGGTTGAAAGATGAATCGTACAATGCGATGAAGCAAGCGGCTGACAACTGGAACAAACTGCTTAACCAAGTGCTGGGTGACAATCCGGACATGAAAGCGGAAGATGTTACGGTTGAAAGTTTGCTTGAAGCGATTGAAGAAGGAAGTGGGGATGCCGGTTTGCAAGAAAAACTGACAGCCGCACAAGGTGAATTGAAACAAAAAGACCAGCAGATTGAGAAACTTCAGTCTGATGTGGCCGAACTAAAAGGGACACCGGTTGAAAAACAACAGGAAGCTAAAGTAGATAATGAACCGGGAGCCGGGGAAGAGGATATTAAGGACTTTGCCGCTAAGAACAGCGATGATACGTTGGCTATTATGGCAAAAGCCCGTGAAACAGGATTTTTTGATAATAAATAAAAGCCATGGCAGGAATTTTAGATCTTGATAAGCTGAAACGTTATGCGAAGGAATACGACTCTGTATTGCGTACCCTTCCCTATTTTACGTTTCAAGAATTTGCGGCAGCTATGAAGCTGAACGTGATTGAAATCGATAATGAAGACGTAATTGTAAATGCACGTCGTAAAGCCGGACATACCGGACCGTACAAGGCCGGTGCGGAAATTAATTATCCGGACGAAGTAGGTAAGCTGGTGGAAATGTCCATCAAACCGGAACTGACCGTTTCGAGATTGAAGGATAATATACTGAATTACAAGGAAAAGAAAATTCTTTCCAATGCCGGTGAGCGTGTAGACCATACAACAAAGAAACACCCGCTGGAAAAGTTTGTAGTGGACAACCACATTGTTAGCCATTCGGAAGATGTTACGTTCTCCGCTTTCTTCGCAGAACGAAATGACAGCGTATTCAGCCCGATGACTTCGTTTACCGGCTTTTTCCCATGGATTGACCATTTTAAAACGACAAACGATATCACCATGGCCAACCATAATTTGGTCCGTACCGGTGTATTTGGCGGTGAAGATGGAAAAAATGATTATGACCGCTTGATTGACTTCTTACGTGCGGCACATCCGTTCCTGCGTCGCAAGGCAATCCTGTATTATGCCACTGAAATCGAATTGATTTGTAAAGAGGCATATCGGCAAAAGGTAAAAGCTTTTGCACGTCCTACAAGCGAGGAATTTTGGAAAGCTGTTAAGGATGATGCCAAGTTTCCGGGTCTGGAACCTATTACACACGAAGCATACGGTACCGGACAGGCATTAATTTTAATCCGTCCGGGAATGATGGACTTCGGAGTAAACACAAAGAAGGCTACCAGCTTTGTTCAAATCAGAGATATTTTCGAAGACCCGAACGAATTGCAATTCTGGTTACAAGCCGGTTATGGTACCCGTTTCCAGGATATTCACCCGAAAGTATTCCAGACAAACGAGTTTACAAACGAGGGTGTAGATTTGGCAGGTGATTATGTCACCGGTGCCGCCGTGACAGTAACCGTTGGACCTGACGCCGCAGTTGAAGCCGGCGCATGTTGGAAACTGGGAGAAAGTGGTGAATGGATGAAAAACGGACAAACCTTGCTGGGTGTTCCGGCCGGTACTCATTCAATCATCTACAAAGATGTGGAAGGTTATACAAAACCGGCCAACGGCAGTGTGACGGTGGAAGACGGTAAGGACTTTACAGTTTCGGGCACCTACACCAAATAGTAAGAATAAGAAGGAAGGGCGTTTTGCCCTTCCAATTGTTTAACATATAATTATATGATACAATGAAAGATATTAAAAAGATTTTGTCCGTTATGTGCCTGTTTGCAATATTATGTCTTATTTGTATTGCGGCAGGTATTCCGGCAGACAGTGTAGTTTGTGCTGGATTTGCACCTGTACTATGGCCTGCGGGAAATGATAATATGGGCGGTTATAAAGGGCGTGTAGCCTTTATTCCGGAAAATAGTGTCTCTAAAACTCCCTTATTACCGGCCAAGCCTGCAGAAACAACCGAATTTGTCACGGCTTCCGGTGCTTTTGAATTTATAAAGACAGGCGAAAAGCCTACTCCGATTTATGCAACACGTGCGACAGTAGGTTATAAGTCTGAAATACAGGGTGAAACCGATTGCAAGAGTTATAAGATTACAGGAGAATTTTTTCATCCAGGCAAAAAAGTGGAAGCGGCTGCTTTTGCGCGGCAGGTATGTAATACCCCCGGTTATTTGATTATCGAAGATAGTGAAAATCAACAATTGGTAGGGCAACCGGGATACCCCTGTATGCTTGCGGCTTCGTTCGATGGAGGGAAAGCTCCGGCCGATAAACGCGGTTGGTCGTTTACGTTCGAGGCTGACAGCCCGGCACCGATGATCATTATGGGAACTCCCATCGATTTGGATGAGTTATTCACCGGAGTAGCTTCTACTCCTGATCCTGTAGAATAATGGAAAAGGTAACGTTACAAAGTTGGTTAGCCAACCGTCAGCGCAAATATGCCGACGGTCTGGCTCTCTTCCGTGCTCTGGCACCGGAGGATATGAAAAATAAATATCTGCCCTATTTTAATGAGGTATCGGATGCACCTCAGTTTGACAGTCATTTTACTGTTCTTGTCAACAAACTGACATTTGTCGCCCGTATAGCCGGAGCAAAACCCCAGATAATGGCGGTTGAAGTAGTTGCTAAAACGATGTCCACGGCCGTTGCCATGGCAAAAGCCGCAGACAAAAAGATGAATGAGGTTAAGGGGGATAAGGTTCTGAAAGACATTTTGGTAAAGGAATCGGAGTTATTTGCCCTTCAGGACAAAATTACGGCCTTGGAGAATGATAATGAGGATAAATCGGAAGAGATTTCCGTGTTGGAGTCAGACTTGGAGGAAGCACAGGAAGAGCTTCTGGAACTTCAGGACCGTTTATCCGTACTTCGTCCGGGTGCAAAGATTATTACCTACACATCCTTGCCGGATGATATTCGCATGATTTTCGACCGTGTACGTTATATCACGCCGCTTTATTCATCGCTTTTTACGGAAATGCAAAATGAATCGCTTACGCCGGAAGAACGCGAACCAATAGCCAAACAAGTCTACGAGCTGTGGACGGAACGCGCCAATTTGTGGAACCAGATTGACGCATGGGCGGAAGGCAAGCAGGTAACATTAAAACTTCAGGAAAAGCGAACAGAAGAGTTACCAACCGACCAAGTGATGAAAGGTATGCAGATGGCAAATCGTATCGAGCGATTGAAAGAGAATATCCGCCGTACGGAAGTTTCTATTTCCAATCATGAAAAAAATGGGAAAATGAATATGAAACAGAAGGCCCAGCAACGACTTGAAGCGTATCAGAAAGAATTGGCGGAATTGGAAGGCATGAAATAATGAGTGCGAAAATATTTGAAGAACTGCTCACGCCCGGTCTGAATTTGGGAGTGAAAGGTTTTCAGCATAAAGGAGAATGGGCAATACACGAAGCGTTGCACGTTCTCCTTTCTTACACAGGTCCGGCAAGTGTGATGATGGAAACGTTTAACGTATCGGAAGATGCTCTCCGGCCTATGTTTTTTGAAGTAGAAGCCGGACATATCACGGACCTTCGTCTGGTACTGGACATGAACGTAAAACGGCATAAGCTGGAAATGCTGCTCTTTGCAGCCGGCATAACGGCGAATATCCGCCTGACACCCTGCCATGCCAAGGTTCTGCTCATACGCAATGAGCAATATCGTATCGGCATTGTAGGGAGTGCGAATGCCAATCAGCCTATCCGGTATGAAGCCGGAGTTATATTTTCAGAACCCGGATTGTTCGATTTCTTTGAAGAGACATTCAACCGGGTGTTTAATGATGATTCAATACCGTTTGAATGGAACTCACAATAGAACAATTAAAAGAGCTGGAAGATATGTCTGCCGCGCTGTTGCCTCCTTCGGAAATTGCCATCCTGATGGATATACCGGCGGAACAGCGCGATGTGTTTTGCGAGATATGCAAAACACATAAGTTATCAGCGATTTACACCGCTTACCAAAAAGGTAAGTTAAGAACGAAATATGAATTGCGTAAAACTGTTGTCAAGTTGGCAAAGGCCGGTTCTCCGGCCGCAGAACCGTTAGCGGACAAGTATATGTTGGAACAAATATCTAAGGAATAATGGCAAAAGAACTTACTTCTTACGATAAGATAGAGATGGTATTGTTTAAAGGTCGGGAAGAAGCGGCAACTTTTCTTTCCGAACGAGAATTACAACAAAAGGAACGTTGGATGTTATGCGTATCCAAGCTGTTGGAAGACCCGATGACTGCCGATAAGGATATGGTATCGTTTCTAACCGCTGGATGTGGAGGTAGTTGCGAGCCTGTTTCGACTGCTACCGCATACAGGGATATGGCGGCTATTCGAAGATTGGTGGGTAACGTGCAACTGGCTGGAAAGAACTGGTATCGCTATATGGTTATAGAAGCGGCAAAGGAAGGAATTAGAATTGCGAAAGAGGCAAAAGACCCTAAAGGTATAGCGGCCAACGCGGACAAAATAGGTAAATATACGCGTGCCGATAAAGAGGATGAAGAAATCGACCGTAGTGGATGGGAGCCTCCTGTATTTGAACCTTCGGACGATGTGACACTGATGGGAGACGGATTTAAGCCTATCCCGAACTTGGAGGAAGAGCGTAAATCTTTCCGGGCACTGTTTAAAAATGATAGTGACATCCTAGATGTTGAACCGATAACAGACGACTGCGATGGGGCTGATGACTGATGCTTTTGCCCGTAAGGGAATGGAAGTACAACGGAAGTTTTTCAATAAGATGCAACGCATGGGTATGGCTATCGCTGCCCATGATGAGTATTGGGTGTGCAGCCGTGGTACCGGCAAATCCGAAGGGCTGGACGCCCGTTTTATCCTTCGGAATGTTTGGGCAATGCCTGGTTCTACCGGTGCGCTTATTTCTCCGTCTTATGCCAAAGCCTGGGGAAACACGCTTCCGGCAATTATCCATGCGCTGGCCGAATGGGGATATACGGAAGGTATTCATTTTTATGTTGGCCGCAAAGCCCCGCAGTATGCAAATTTCGGAAAGCCGAAACGTGGTCCGCTCCGCAACGCGTGGGAAAACTGTGTCCATTTCTGGAATGGTACGGTTATGGTGGTACTCTCGTTCAGCCAAAGTATGTCTGCCAACTCCATGTCAATAGACTGGGTAATAGGTCCTGAAGCTAAATTTCTTGATTATCAAAGAATTAAAAGTGAAGTAAATGCGGCAAATCGTGGTAATATACAAGATTTTGGACAATGTCCATGGCATCATTCGGTAATGTATACAACCGATATGCCAACCGTAAAATCAGGACGCTGGATATTGGATAAGGTCAATGAAATGAAACCTGCCCATATTAACTATATCCGAAATCTGTTCCGTGAAATGAAAATGACCGAACTTCTTCCGGAACAAAATGAGTATACCCGTCGTAAATATAAAGAACTGCGTCGTGACCTGATGCTTGCCAGGCGTTATCAAACACCTGTTAAACAAACCAAAGGTAAGAAACGCGAATATACCGTCTACTATGGTGAATACGATATATTCGACAATATGGAAGTTGTAGGCAAAGATTTTATCTGGCAAATGTATCGGGACTCCCCGACGCTGGTATGGCGTACAGCCTTTATGAACGAACGTCTGTTTCGTGTTGCCAATGGTTTTTATTCAGCCTTGGGTGAACACCACTTCTATACACCTGGCGATACGCGCTATATGGGTAGTATGGGAACAAATTGGAATAAACTGCAAACGGCCGGGTGTTTGGCTGATGGCGACTTAGATATGGATGCACCACTTATTATCGCCTTCGATAGTAACTCTGCAATCAATACGGCTTGTGTTTGCCAAGTGCAAGAACGCCAGTTACGCACGCTAAAGAGTTTTTTTGTTAAGACTCCGGCCAAGCTGGAAGAATTGGTGCGTCAGGTATGCGAATACTACAAATATAAGCTAAAACGGGATATTATCTTTTTTTATGACCACACTTTCGTTTGGACCACCGGTAACAATTCCGAGTCGTATAAAGACACCATCATCCGCGTATTGAAAGAATATAATTGGGATGTAACCGATGTTTATATCGGACAGACCAGCCGCCATGACTGGCGCCATGAACAGATAGACCGTGCATTAAAGCACGACCCTGATTTACTCTATCCGGTCTTTAATATGTATAACAACGAATTTCTTAAGATGGCCATGGAACAAACAGCCGTAAAGGTTGGTAAGAACGGCTTTGAGAAAGACAAGACGCCGGAAGCGACAGAAGATACCCCGGATGCTCCGGACGAATACAAGACACACGTTACCGATGCCTGGGACACGGCATTTGTCGGTGCCAACTTCTTTATGCCGGAACTTGCTATTGCAAGTGGAGGAATCATTTTTTTGCGGTAGGCGCATTACGTGCGTGGTCCATTTTAGGGGGCGGGGGCGGCAGCAGATAAGGTGAAAATTCGAATCTGCTTCCGCATTTTTTATGGAGGGCGCTGCGTGGTCTGTAGCCAGGCAATGAGAAAACGAAGTTTTCCCATACACCCTTTCCTTTTGAAAACCAATTAATTGACTTTTTGAATGTGAGAATAACAGGATATTTTTATATATTTAACATTTAGAGAGTGCCATTGGACAAAACGGATGCAATAGAAGATGCGAATGCCGTTATTTTTTATGTTTCGATTTTAAAGTCGAAAAAAAAGTTTTCATGGGTGATTTCGTTTCAAAATGATTGTGGCTGAATATAAAATTAAAGGATATATAATCGTTACAATATGTCTGTGATTGAGCTATTGTACAGATTATCAATATTTTGTATATTTGTATATGAGAAAAAGAAAAACCCGCAGACGGCATGCAGGCCGAAAGCGGGTAAAAGTTTAACTTTTTAACGGTACACAAAATTATGACAACTTTATTTGGCGAGCAAATTAATACGCTCAATTCTGAAAAAATTTATAACCATTTATCTAATGGGGAGTATTCATCGGTATCCGATGTTGAATTGGTTTATTCCATTGTTGGAGATGAAGAACTTGCAGCACGTGTTTATCAGACGGCGGGAAAAGATTGGTCCTCTTTGTTTAAGTACAGTGTCGATGAATTAATGAAAATTCCGGGTATTGGGAAAAAAAGGGCTATTCAGATTGTAGCGGCTATGGAAATGGGACGTAGAAAAATAATGAATAGACAGACAAACAACAAATTTATTTATCAAAGCAGTGATTTGTATGAAGAAATGTCTCCTATATTATGCGATTTGCCACATGAGGAACTTTGGATTGTTTTGGTTAATTCCAGAAAAAAAATAATTGCAAAAGCTCAAATTAGCAAAGGGGGAAGAAACGAGACGTCCGCAGATATTACCCTGATTTTGAAAAAAGCAATTGAAAAAAGTGCTTCAGGTATTTTTTTATGCCATAATCATCCGTCGGGGAATTTAAAACCGAGCATTCAGGATAACGCACTCACGCAACGGTTGAGAAGTGCGGCGAAACTAGTTGATATACAATTGGTAGACCACGTAATAATAACAGATGAAGGTTATTATTCGTATTCGGATGAAGGTAATATTTGAAGTGTATTTCTGATATTCCCGCTTTCTTTTTAAGAAGGTGGGAATATTTTTTTGTATGCGCCGCTACGCGGCGATTCTGTTGTTTCGCTTTGGCTTCACGGCGGGAAGAACTGTCCTTTATGTTCGGTTTAAACTGTAACATCTTTGCTGAAAATAGTTACGGTGATGATGATTGTAAAAGTTTTTATGCCGACGATTGAGCGTATATCTTTAAAGCTTCAGGAAATGCTTAGCCATTCGTGGGGGCTGATAATAACTCTTATTGCTTACCTGCTGAACTTTATAGCACCTGTAAAATATGCTTTTGTGGCGATGGGAGTAGCTATTGTTGCAGATTTGCTTTTTGGAATACTATCTGCACGCAAACAAGGAAAATTTATCCTATCCCAAAGCGGTAGGGATACTCCGGCGAAAGTGATAGTCTATTTCGGGTTTATGCTGGTGGTTTATACGACAGAGAGAATATTTTCTGATAATCAGGCATTGATAACCAAAATCGGATGTACTCTGGCTTGTGTGTGTGAATTGTGGAGCATGCTTGGTAGTGCATTGATTATATGGCCTAAAATGTTGTTCCCGAAACTATTGAAGCTACAACTTAAAGGAGAGGTTGAATCAAAATTAGGTAAGAATATTAGTAATATGCTAGATAAAGAGGATGAAGAATATGAAAACAACAAGAGGAATCCGGAATAACAATCCGGGAAACATTCGAAATTCGGAGAATAGCGATTGGATAGGTGAAGTGTCGAAAGCGGATAAAAAAGACCAGGCTTTCGAAGAGTTTAAAACGATGGCATACGGGGTGCGAGCAATGATGAAACTGTTACAGAAGTATCAGCGTTCGCATAATTTGCACACAATAAAAGAGCTGGTTGGACGCTGGGCACCAAGCAATGAGAACAATACTTCAGCTTATATAAAAATCGTATGCCAAAAAATGCAGGTTCCCGAAAGCGTGGGAATTGATTTGTCGGACAAAGCTACAATGTGCGCCTTGGTAGATGCGATGTGCTATGTAGAAAACGGGATGCATATTCCGATGGCGGACATAGAAGCCGGTTGGGAGCTGTTGTGAACATGGCATTGTTTGGTTGAACTTCCGTTTGGATGGTAAAGATTATGAAATATGGATGGAATTTGGTTATTACCGGAATTTTGGCTGCTTGTTTGTTGGGTTGTTCTGTTAGTCGTTCTGGCAACATACATGATAGTGGAAAAACGGATGAGCAGGTACATTACGAACATATTTATGCTCGAAATGATGCGCAGTTATCCGTCTCAAACACGGTCATCGACCGATTTAGGAATGTTCGGATACACTGGCGAACTTACGATACTGACAAGCCGGCAGACGAAAACGGTAGATACCCCGTCAAGGCCGAAGGATGGAGTGAAGGATGCGAGCAGGAATCTGTTGATGAAGATAAAAAGACAACAGAAAACAGCACGGAAAACGTACAGGCGACAACGGAAAAAAAGAAGGTAGACAGCTTTGTTAAGGAGGAACACAAGGATGTAGACGTAAAAGCCGGTACGCAACCTCTATGGTGGTGGCTCATCGGGCTGTTGTCCGCTATGGTTGGTATAATCTTCATTTATTGGAAGTATGGAAAAAAGAATAAAACAAAGTGAACTCTGGGATATAATGCAGCAAAAGGATGAACGGGGACGGTATAAGATGTTTTCTTTCTCGTATGTGCGGTTGAATGAGAGTCGGGAGGGCAATGGCTGTCCCGGCTCTATCGAACATTACGAAGCGGGAGTGTTCAGTTCCATCCATGCGAAGGGAAGTACGGTTAACATTCGCGTTAGAGGAGAGAGATTTCCAAGAAAATTTATCCGCTGTATGATTATCAGAATTAACGGAAAAAAAGTATACGCATAATGGCACGCAGACATGTATTTGAATTTGGCAACACGGCTTTTCTTCAGGGAGCGGGTGCGGCTGTGGTGATGACGGAAGATGTGGGCTTCCTGGAAGACAATAAATTTACGGCTACAACCGTAACACCGGCTAAGGGTTCGACCGTAAAGGGTAAAGAGATTGATTTCGTCCCGTTCGGAAAAGGAGATAAGCTGCCACTTCGTATAATGCGGAAGATTCACGAAAATACAATTGTCGGCAGCAACATCGAATTTAAAGCTAATATGGCGTATGGTGACGGCATTACCGTATTCCGTAGAACGAAAAACGACAATGGCGAAATTAAAATAGAAGAATTGTTGCCTTTGGATGTACCGGAGATATTTGATTTTCTGGCAGACAGCAATTATATGCGGGTAATGCAGGAAATGGCGGCTGACTTGGTTGTATTCGGAGATGCGTTTGTCCACCTGTCGTTCGGCAGAAGAACAAAAGGAGAAAAACCCAAAGTGGTACAGATATGCCATCGGGAAATGTGTTTCAGTCGTGTTAGTAAGCAAGATGAAAAGACAAAGCGCATTGAGTATCACGGCTATTCGTCCCAATGGGGAGAAGAAAGCAGTCCGGACGATGTTATCGTCACCAAACTACTGGACCGCAAAAGTCCATTATATGATTTGAAAGTTAGGACTGGAATGGTCCCTAATCCGGAAAACGGAGAAAAGAAAGATGAAGAAGAAACGGGTTATACCGTTAGCTTGAACTTGCCTGTTCCGGGACGTTATTATTATAATCGGCCTTACTGGTGGAGTATCTTTCTTGACTGGTACGAATTCAGTTGTGCCATTCCGAAATTTAAAAAGGCACTCCTGAAAAATCAGATGGTTTTGAAATATCATGTATCCATCAATTGGAAGTTTTGGGAAAAGCTTTATCTCTCGGAAGGTATTGCCAAAGATAATAAAGACAAACAAGCCACTTGCAAAAAGAAGTTTCTGCAAAACCTGAACGATTTCCTTTCCGGAGAAGAGAATGCCGGAAAGAGTTTTGTATCGCACTTCCAGTATGACCAGATAAACAAGTATGAGGAAAACGATATTATAATCAAACCTTTGGAGTCGTTTATCAAGGGCGGTGAATATATCGAGGACAGCGAAGAAGCAACGAACGTTATTTGTAATACAATGGCCGTTCATCCATCGCTTAAAGGTGCCTCTCCCGGCAAATCGAAAAACATAAACGGGACAGAGGCAAGGGAATTATTCATAATCGCCCAGGTACTTTTTAAGCCTATTCGGAATATGATGTTGTTGCCTCTTTATCTGGCGAAGGAATTGAACGGTTGGGATAAGACAATCGAGTTCGGAGTAAAGAATGTTATGCTTACTACACTGGATAAGAACACCGGTTCTGAAAAAAGTATTGGTAGCGAAAAAATGTAATCATGGAACAGATATTTATAAAAACAATAGACGACCTCAGGCAGACGGTAAAGGTGAATGCTTCGCTTTCGTTTGTGGTACTGAAACCGTATTTGGATGATGCTTTTGAAAAATATTTGTTGCCCTATCTGGGTGAAACGTTGGTTGAACGATTGGCGGAAGAAAATGTAACGGTTCTGGATGCCAAGGCCCGTGTTTTGATAACCCGTGCCTTGGGGCCGTTGGCTATTGCTTTGGCCAGTCCTGAACTGGGTGTGTTGATAGGAGACAGCGGACATACGGTTACAAGGAATGAAAAGTTTACTGTTGCCAGCGATTCCAAAATAATCAGGAGCGAAGAAAGCATGCAGGAACGTGGGTGGGATAATCTGGAAAGATTGTTGGAACTCCTATCCGCCAATGAGGTAAGGTATCCGGAATGGAAAGAAAGTTTGTACTACAAGCGGCGTTCTACCGGTAATTATCTGAATACGGCCCGCGAGTTTCAGGAATTGGGAAAGGTAAATATCGGATATTCCAGACTGACATTCGAGCGATTCCGGCCGTTGCTGGAGGCGCTTTATATGAAACTGGCCAGATGGATAGGAACGGAATTGGACAAATCGCTAAGGGAAGAAATACTTCGCCCGTCTGACCCGGTGCGGCAAGAACTGATAGAATATATCCGGGTGTGGCTGGCCATGAATGTCGCAAAGCTGCATACCAGCCAGACTACGCGTGTGCAACGGACGGCTGCCGGACAGTTGGAGTTCCGGCCTGTAATTTATCCGTTGTATGCCGACCCCGCCGACAATGGCAATTTTTATGCGGAACAGGTAACGGCCATAGAAGCGGTAATAACCGATTACATGACCGATTATGCAGTGGAGCTTGGACTACCTGTCCCGGTGAAATTGGATTTTAATTCTATTGACAAACACATATTTTTAGCATGAGAAAGATTTCTATCGGGAAAAAAGACTACACGGTTCCGGGCGATTGGAACGAATTTACAGCCGAACAGCTTTGTTTTTTGGCTACTGTTTTAAATACGAGATGTACCGGACAGGAGGTGAAGTTGAAACTCCTGTTGTTTTGCCTTGAAGCACGGGTACGCCGGTACAAGCGTGCAGACGGAAACGGCTTTAGCTTGGTTTTACCTGGTGGAAACGTCTGGTTGACGCCTACACAACTTTCCGTGTTAAGCACGGTATTTGATTTCTTGTTTTCTGAAACGGGCAAAGGTGTTGAATTGGATATTCGGTTGACACGGAATCCTTTTCCTATACATGTTACAAATAAAATGACGCTTGTCGGTCCTGATGATGCGCTAACCAATATAAGCTATGGACAGTTTATCATGTTACAGAGCTGGCAACAGCAAATGAAACAGGACTTCGAAAAAGCATTGGATAGTTTCCTTTCGGTTATATGGAAAGATGGTATGTTTACCACCTGTGATGACGGAAAGGCTGTTTGGTTCCGGGATGTTGAACCGGCTGTGAAAATGGTTATGTTCTGGTATTTTATCGGAAGTATGCGGTTTATACAAGAGAAGTTCCCGCGTGTATTTCCAGGTGGAGAAGGTGACGGGTACGATGTTTTTGATATGCAGCAACGGATAGTTGATGAAATGGCTTCCGGTGACGTGACGAAAAAAGATTTGGTAAAACAAAGCCTTCTGTATGATGCGCTTTATACGCTGGAAATGGCGATAGAGCGGGATGAGAAGGCAAAACAGAATAAGTGATTCAGGGTGTTTTCATAGCATTAGATTGTTAGATTGTAATTGTTGGGCCGCTCTGCCTGTGAAGGTGGGGCGGTTTTAATTATAATTAACGATATAATATGCAAATGGATATTGTGTAATATGCAAATGAATATTATCTTTGTATCGTTATCATGATGACGCTCGAAGGGCTAAAGGCCCGGATGGAAGAATTGATTGGCCAATTAGAATTCCATTCCCGTTTCTTCTCCATGATTTTGGCCGATGAAATGGCGACGGAAGCGGAACTACTTGAAGCGATTGATGAAATGCTTGATGAGTTTATCGAATTGAGTGAACAAATTAAAAAGCTTCAGAGTTGAACAGACGAGGGAACCCCGGCCGGAGTTCCCTTTGTCTGATCAATTTTAAATTAGGAGGATTAATATGAATGCAGATCAGAAACTAAAAGACTTAATGGCTGAGTTCCGTTCATTGGATACGGAAGCAGACAAATCCGTATTTGATGCTAAGATGAAACAGGTGTTGGCGGAAATGACCCCGGAAGAACGAAAAGATTTTCGGAAGGCTTTTTTAGCTTCTTCCAAACGTACTGTGGAAGAAGCTAAAGAGATTAAAGAAGAAGTTGAAATGAAGTTGTTATTGAGTGGAGTTGATACTTATCTGTCCTTATCACAAATCGCTCAGGATTATTTTGGGAAAAGTAGAAGTTGGCTTTATCAACGTATTAATGGTTCTAATGTTAATGGAAAACCGGCACAATTTACTCCTGAAGAAAAAATGCAGTTATCTAATGCTCTGTTGGATATTAGTAATCGGATAAAGAATACTGCTTTAAAATTGAAAGTAGGATGATTTTTCGTGTACGGGTGTAGATTTTTTTTGCCATTCCAAAAAGTTTTCTCAACTTTGCGGTGCCCAATAAAAACAAGACATGAATCCCTATACAGTGTAACAGGTAGTCAATCCTGTTTCGGTTATGTTTCCGATGGGCGCACTGTATAGGGATTCGCCATTTATATATGTTGACAGGGAAACAATACGAGATAGCCGATAAAATACTAAATGCTATTAATCAGTTTGGTGGTCGTTGTAATATGGACCAGTTTTACAAAGCCCTTCCTGATTACGATAATCATACGATGGATTATGAATATATGAAGGAAATGCTTATGAAGCAATTTCATGCGATTGAATATATGGGAGAAGATGAATATTGGCTGATGATGACCGGTGAAGGGCAAAATATTATTTCTACAGGATTGAAAGAGTATCAGCAGAAATCGGCTAATAAGGAAGAACTGGAAAATACAAAGTTAAAACTGGATGTGACTAATGGATGGGCATCCCTGTTTAAATTCGCTTGGTGGGTTTTGGCAGCTATAACAGGTGCCGTAGTAGATAGTTTAGTAGGAAACCCGATAGGAAAGCTAATACATAGATTAATCGAATAGGATTGATTGCGCGTATTGTGTTTTCTATACGAGTGATACGGCGATTTAGAGCCTGTTGTTCCTGCTTTATCTGGTATAAGTCATAATCTGTATTCATATCGCATTTCTTTTTCACAAAGATACGCGGTTTCTTTGCCATTCCAAAAAGTTTCACCATATTTGCTATGCGATAAGAAACTGAAAGAAACTGAGTGCATGCGGTGATTTTCAGAAAAGATATACCAATTGGTGGAAAAAGCCTACAAAGTACGGGAATGCACTCTCGGAAATGTGGGCTTTATTGTTTATGGAACTGAAAGAATTTATTAAATCTACGATAACTCAGCTATCTGAGGCTGTATATGAATTGAATGATGAATTGAAGGACAAAGGAGTAGTAGTAAACCCATGTTTTGCGGCAGGTTCAAACTTTGATACACTTGATAGTGGTGAAGGCATTATTGTTTCATCTGTAGATTTTGATTTACAAGTTAGTACTTCAGAAGTGAAGGAAAATGGTGGTAAGATAGGTGTATTAGCCAGTGTTGTGGGTATAGGCGTTTCAAGAAAAGAGGGTAGTAATGGAAATGAAGCGAACCGAATAAGGTTCAAACTTCCTGTTGTGTTGCCTTATAAGAAGCCTTATTGACGCATTCTTTCTTGAAATGTCAGGCCTTCTTTAATATACAATTCAATATCTTGGGCTGAAATACTAACGGTGAAGCCTTTCTCTTTTCCTTCGTGGGCTTTAATGGCATACTTGACACAACGTTCGCGAAGGCGTTGTTCTCTGAATGTACGAAAATAATTAATGAGTGATTTCATATTCAAATTGTTTTTTCACAAAGATACGCGGTTTCTTTGCCATATCAAAAAGTTTTCCCTAATTGCGGTAGTGTTAATATTAAAACTCATATTATGGTTACAAAAAATGAAATGACTTCAGCAGAAAAAACTTTGTCATCTATGGCAATAGTGGTATTAGTATTGGGAATCATAGGTTCCATTGCGACCTTTTTCTCTTCATGTATTATGTGGGATATTTCAACATACTCCGGTAGTATAAATGGAATAGATGGTATAAATTGGTTAGGTTTGCCTTCATTGATCTATATTATAATGGCGACTCTAATCGGATGGTCTGTTTTATCGGTTGTGGTAGAGATCTCTGTTAATGTTCGAAAGGGTAGCATGGGAGAAAAAGACAACTGGAAAAAAGACTTTGCAGTATTAATTGCAACAGATCAAAAAAAACAGGCGAGAGAACTTCTTTATCGTGTTATTCTCGAATCTCATCAATTCAAAAAAGTTCTTGAAGGGGGAAGAGATGAATATCATCAAGCATGTGTGAAAGAAGTAAATAATATTTATTCTGTATACTTGAAGGCTATAGGTGAAGAAAGTTTCAAAATCAGTGAATCAGATGAGATATTTGATGTTTTTAGATGATTTTCTATTGCACATTAAAAAACTTTCACCATATTTGCAGTGCTAAAAGTTATAATGGTGTATCCATTCAGACGAGCTACTGTAAAACGCTCATACATATTGTTGGGCTTTTTTTATACCCTAATTGTACGATATAAGGCGGTTGTCTTTCCCATTTAATTTTTCATGCTCTTCGGAGTGGAACTATTATGACTTTTAGCGAAGCGGGAAATGGCAGCCGCTCTTTTTTCTGCCTAAATGCTAAAAGTCATAATAGTATGAAATCAAATTCATTAACCGTATCATCTTCCCGGAGTCGGGAAAAGGTACAAGTATCCAACCCTTTCACCTGGGCGAAAGTCCACGCCCTGGTGTTGAAGTTCCGGAAACGTCTGCCGGAACCGTGGCAAGAAATCCTGCCGGTAGAAAACGTAAAAGACCTGAAGATTACCCTGTCCCTGCTGACGGTGTTTGGTGCACTTATGCTGCCTTTCGTTGTGTCATTCCCAATCATTGTAAGGATTGCGTATTCAAGCTTTCATTGGAATAAGAAAGGAGGCCGGGTATGATGTCATTAAATGAAGCGAAAATAACAGACAGTATAATTGAAAATATAATATACTGGCAAGAGGATGATTGTGACGGTTTGGAAGAAGACATCAGGGCACTTGATGATGCGATTACTTTTATAGCATGCGGACACCAATACCCGGAGATGCTTTCTGAAAAAGAATCAATCTCCGTTATAGCGGCTTTGGGTTTTCTAAAAAAGAGATTACGATTATTTAATGGAAGGGAGAGACGAAATGAATGTAAATGAGGCTATCCGTTTGCTTCGCATCGTAACCGATGTGGACGAACAATATACGAAAGAGGAAAGAATCAGTGCAGCCATGCGGTTGGAAGAGTTGATACGTTTGCTCCTTCCTGAAGAATGATTATATTTGTCGTATGCTAACGTTTATAATAATACTAGGGTTCGTTATGTCGATAGCTGCAGCGATTAATGCAGCCAGACATAAAGATAGCGGTTCGGTTCCTAAGCTGCTGGTCGGTATACTGATTATTCTGTTCCTATTCTTTTTGCTTTCTTAAGCCTAAAGATATGTCCTTTAAAAGCTCCCTTCGGGGAGCTTTTTTTGTATCTATAAACTGGATGTTATGGATACGTATAATCATTTTCAATATGCCGAATGGTTGGCCAGAAACCTGAAACCAATAGGACATACAGATGCGAACTGTCATTTTCTGCGAAGTGATGAAGTAGAAGAAATATCCGACTTGGAAGAGCGGATGTCCGTTATCAGTGGTTTTGTACTGGTGGCCATCGATGGGCATAATTCAGATTTTTCTTGGCAAAACTGTGATAATCTGGTCGATGTACCGCAATATTTCATTGCTGTTTTGCGACAATGCGAAACCGGTAATATTGATGCTTTACATGCTGCCAAGGCTGAATGTAAGGATATTCTCATGCAAGTGGTTTGCCGGATGATGCTGGACTGGGATGGAGAGCTAAGCGGATTGCATGTCCTCGACCCTGACAGCATGACAATTCGAGGTATCGGGCCGATTTCCCAGAATTTTTATGGTGTCATGTTAGGCTTCAATCTCCGGAAGCCTGTTCCCTTCCATCTTGACAAAAAAATGTGGGTGTGATATGGGTATGATGAAAAGACTCAGCGAACAAATGCGAACCCCTAGAAAAAAATCAATTCTGGGAGCTCGCGAAGGATTGCCTTTTGAAATATCGTTGGAGTCTGTAAGCCGGACTGCGCAATATGAAAGGCGACAGGATAAAGAACGGGTGAAACAATTCAATGATGATGTAAAAGCTTGGAGTATTGATGTGACCAGACAACTACGCAGCAATGTGAGAATGCTGGTAAGGCAGGATGAAGAACTGTCCGCATCCATTGAACCGAACATCTATAGAGAAAAAGGGGAATCTTCGCGTATCGGCTTTAGCTTCGTTCGCGAAGGTATCTATATCCACAAAGGGGCAGGCAACGGGCAAGGTGGTTTCCGTGGTGGTTCCAAATGGACGGACAGGCATGGAAAACTAAAGCAGACGAATCCGCTTTCTTTCTTTAAAATGGGCACCGGGAATCGACTTCCAATTCGATGGTTTGACCCGGTAATAGATAAAAACCTGCCGGCACTGGCCGACTTGGTGGCTGAATATGCTGCCGATATGCAGGTAGATGCAACACTAATATATATAGACAGGGAATAGGTATGGCAAACGATTTGAACAGAAGCATAAAAATCTATCTGGATAACAGCGATGCAATGACCAGCGCCGGCCAGCTGGAAGATCGCATGGGTGAACTTGAAAAGAAACTGCTTGCCCTGCAAACTGCGGGAAAAGGAAATACCGAACAGGCGAAAAAGCTGCAAAAGGAACTGACGGCACAAACACAAAAGTATGAGAAATATAAACGGGAAGTTTCTGATACGGAGCGAGTACTTCGAAACCTGAGCGGAGCCACTTATAAGGAATTGCTTGCCGCAAAGAAACAAGTAGACCTACAACTGCGTTCTACCACCCGCAATACCGATTTGTATAACAAAAGGCTGGAAGTGCAGAAGGCTATAAGCAAAGAGCTTATACTTGTACAAAAGGATATGCGTACGGAAATTGGTTGCCAAGCTTCGTCATGGGGACGGGCGGCTGATTTTATTAATAAGTACATGGGTATTATCGGTACGGTAGTAGCCGGTGTGACAGGGGTTACAATGGCCTTTAATAAATTGCGCGAAGCTAGAAACAAATTGGAAGAAAGTAAGGCTGATGTAAAAGCCCTTACCGGACTGGATGATGAAAGCGTAGAATGGTTGACAGCACAAGCAAAACAGTTATCTACAACCGTGACGAAAGAAGGAATACGTATCCGGCAGTCGGCAACGGAAATATTAGAGGCATATAAACTTGTGGGGTCGGCAAAACCGGAACTGTTGGCCAATAAGGAAGCGTTGGCTGCTGTAACAGAGCAGACACTTATTCTGGCTTCTGCCAGTGGTATGAAGTTGACTGATGCGGTGGATGCGGTTACATTGGCATTAAACCAATATGGAGCCGGGGCGGATGAAGCTGCTAAATATGTGAATGTGCTGGCTGCCGGTAGTAAGTATGGAGCTGCCGCGGTGGAAAGCCAGACGAGTGCCATAAAAAAGAGCGGTGTAGCAGCAGCGTCAGCCAATATACCTATAGAACAACTAGTCGGTACGATTGAAACACTTGCAGAAAAAGGTATAAAGGATGAAATAGCCGGTACCGGATTGAAAAAGTTTTTCCTGACATTGCAAACCGGAGCTGATGAAACGAATCCAAAGGTCGTTGGACTGGAAAAAGCATTGGAGAATCTGTCGAAAAAGCAAATGGATGCGGCTACTATTAAAAAGATGTTCGGTGAAGAAGGTTATAATGTCGCTTCTGTTTTAATCAATGAGACGGATAAGGTTAAAAAATATACGGAGGCTGTTACCGGTACATCTGTGGCTATGGAACAAGCCGGAGTGAAGAGCGATACGGCTGCCTCTAAACTTGACCAGGCCCGTAACAAAATGACTGATTTAGGGGTAGAGTTGATGGAGAAGCTGAATCCGGCAATAACCGGTGCGCTGAATAAGACGGTTAACTGGACTAGGAAGATAGTATTGCTTGCTGATTGGATTAGTAAGAATACGGGATTGATAGTTTCCCTTGGTGTTACATTGGCAACTTATACAGTGGTAGTGCAGACTATTGTTAATTGGGAAAGAATCAGAAACAGGGAACTAGTAATATTTACCAAGTTGGGTAAGACTTGGACATTGGTAACTACAACCATGAAAGGTGCTCAGATTGCATTAGCCGGGGCGTATGCTTTATTAACCGGCAATCTGGTGAGGGCTAAAGCGGCATGGGCTTTGTTAAACAGCACAATGTTGCTTAATCCGATAGTGGCTATAGGTGTTGCCGTAGCAGCTTTAGCCGTTGGTATATATAAACTGGCCACCCGGACTACCGATGCTAAGGAAGCAATGGCTTCTTTTATGGAATCTTCCATCAAGGAACAGACGGAACTGGAAAAGCTGTATGGAGCATTGAAGCGTTCAGGTGAAGGAACTGAACAACGGACAAAATTAATCAAGGAGTTTAATAGTAAGTATGGAGAATATTTGCCCAACCTACTTTCTGAAAAGTCTACTTTGGAGGAAATTAAAACGGCTTATGAAAATGTAACTGTCGCCATGCGTGAAAACATAGCTCAGAAAACGTTGGAAAAAAAGACAGAAAAGATAGAAACGGATTCTCTTGAAAAGAAAACGAAAGAACTGAATGATATTAAGGAAAAATTGTCTGCACTTCCGAAATCGATGATAGCAGATGCTATATCAGATATTGTAAGCCAAGTTGAAGAGGGAAAAAATCAGGGAAAGGAACTAGGAGTTGTGTGGCGAGATGTTATCGAGAATATCCGTAAGGTCTATTTTGACAACGGTTCTCTCCCTGCACGCTTTGGAAATGAATTAGACAATTATGTGAGAGAGGTTTATAAGGCTGCCGATAAAGTGAAAGCCGTGAAGGAAGAATTGTCTCCGTTCCTCCCAAAAGAAAAAGAGAAACAGCCGGAACCTACAGACCCAACAAACGGCGGGGTTGTTATTACGGCATCTGTGAAAGACAAGACATCAACTCCTACTTCCGATGAAGAACAGAAGAAAATTACTGATGCCAAATTGAAAGAGGTTGACCGGTATGTTCAACAAGAAAAAGTGAAATTAAAAGAAAGTTACCTACAGAATCTAATGGATAAGGCTGATTATAACCGGCAATTGGAAATGTTGGAACTGGAATCATTAAACCGCCGTCTGGCAATTTACGGACTGGATAAGGATAAACAAGCAGAAATACAAGATAAAATACTTTCATACAAAGTAAAAATCTTGGAAGAAACGAAAAAGTTTGAGGAAAGTCAGGAAAAGTATCGGTTAAAAGCCGAAAAGAAAGAAGAAAAAACTAAGGAGAAGGCTTTAAATGACGAACTGAAACGGGTTGTAACAAAAAATCAGGAACAGAAGAAAATTGAATATGACAAGGAGATGGAGCATCGTAAAAAGATGGTCGAATTGGCACAGGGATTTTCATCGGAAATTGGGACAATTGTTGGTAGTGCATTATCCGGCAATAGCGATATTGTAAAAAGCTCGTTGGTCGCTATTATCAATATGGGATTAGATGCCCTAAAAATACAATGCGAAATGGCAGCTGCAGGAGCTACGATGCAAAGTTTAGCGCAAGCGGATTCTGTTTTGACATTTGGAGCGGCAGGATTTGCTCGAGCAGCTATTTTAGTAGGTTTGATAGAAGCTGCATTCTCTGCTGTGAAATCTGTTGTTGGAAACTTAGTGAATAATATAGGTAATAATGCGTCATCATCAGATATTTCGGTTAATGGTTCTTCTCTGGATACAGGTACGCGTGTGGTAAATGATGGTTTTTATTTAGGTGGCGACACCGGAAAAGGTAGTCCGTTTGCTGTTGCAGGTCCTGTACATTATGATGAGTATGTTGTACCGTCTTTTGTTCTCCATGAACCGGCAGCTATGAATCATGTGGCTGCTTTGGAAGCCATGCGTAGGCAGAAAACAAATGCTAATCCTTTATCATTACCTGTGGCTGGTTTTGCAAATGGGGGATATGCAGGAAATCAAGACACAACGATTTCCCCTGTTGTATATCCTGATAATAGTAAGGATGCTATTAACAAGTTGGATAATTTGTTGAATAAACTTGATAGGGATGGCATTAAAGCTTATATCATATATTCTGAATATCAAAAAGTTCAAAAGCAATTGGAAGAATCTAGAAAAATAGGTAGTAAATCATGAAAATAATACATTCATCTGGTAAAGAATTAAAAATTGAAACAGGCACAGTTTTAGAAATGGAACGAACAAATCCTTTTTTTAATGACTATGGGGAACAGTCTATTCCCATAAAATTGCCTCCTGATAAACAAAATTTTGAAACCTTGGGGTTTCCTGATAATATCTCAGGCATACATAAGATGCCTCAAAGGACGGATGGAACCATTCAAGATGGTATATTTCATATCGCTTGTAGACAAGCGATACTATCGGCAAATTCAAAAGAAGGAATAGACACTTCTTTTTATTTGAATATAGGTTCTTTCTACGAAAAAATGGAAAAAGTTCAGTTGTCTACAGTTTTCAAAGATAAGGTTATCAATTTTGACACTATATATTCAGCAATGAGTTTTGTACGTAAATTGATGGTTATTCCAGATCATCGATTTTCATGTTTTCCCGTATTAACAGAAAGTCAAGATTCCGGGAAAATAATTTGCCTGAATAAAATGGTTTTACCTCTTAAAGAGGACGGATACCTTTCTTTTTATAACGAAATGGAACAAACAGAAACGGTTAATGAGAAAAAGGTATCAATTCCTCCTGGGTATTATATAACCCCTTTCGTTAAAGTTATGCATGTATTGGATGAGATATTTAAATATCTCGGTTATGTTTTAGAAGGGAATTTCTTTTCAGAAACAGAGCCTTTCAAGTCTATGGTCTTTCTTAATAATAACATTGATACGATTGTTGATAATAAGATACGTTATGAACAATTGGTTCCTGATTGTAGCATTTCCTCTGTTTTAGATATATTTCGAAACAAGTTTTGCTGCGAGTTCATTCCGGATGAAATTCACCGGACAGTTAGAATAGAATTATTCAATGATGTTATAGAAAGACCTGTCTCTCAAGATTTGACCAAGTTGCTGGCTTCTCCTATTACGATTAATCATGGTCAGGCCTTTAAACAATTAAAATTAACGTGCGAAAAAGGGCCAATGATTACATTTCAGGGTGGTACAGACTTTGTTTCTGCTACTCCTGACTTTTTAAACAAAAAACTATATGAAATAAAATCCGCATATCCAGGAGCAATGATTAGTGAACCTATAGGCATAATCTTTAGAGAAGGCTATAAAGGACATTTCTTAACAACAGAATATGTAGGGAGTTTAAATTGTGACTATTATGCAGGAGAAAATTTAGAAGATGAAGAAAAACAATCTCCGGATGTATTGGTATCTATTGGCTTTTTCTTGGAGTCGGGAGGCTATGCCCCTTTTGTTGGAACTTCTAGGACTATGAATTCAAGTATTGTTTGGAGTTCGCCCAGTGGAGCTGAAAGCACAGATGATGCGACTCAGGACAAATCAGAACTAAAACCTATGCTATGTTTTACAGTACATAGGAATTCAAATACAGATATCGGTACTATTTATGATTGCTTATTATCTGAACATTTATGGGATTATGCTCTTTGTTACAATGGAAAAAATGGGTTATATGAAAAATTTTGGAGAAAGTATGATGACATGTTACGTAATTCCATGCGACCAGTAACAGCTAAATTAATGTTATCAGACCTTGATAAAATGAATATCTCAGCCTATGAAAAGGTATTGATTAATAATCAAGAACTTTTACCTGATATTATTAAGTATGATATAGGTAAAAAGGATATTACCGAGTGCTCTTTTTATACCACAAGGATTTATTTCCCGAAATCGTCTGCGATAACAAATACAGAACTTTTTAAACCGTCCAAATATAGATGGGAGGTAAAAAAGGAAGCAAGTATAACTGATACTTATAACTATTTTGAATATAATGAAACTCCAGTTGCATTTTATCCAACTCTACCAACCGAAAAGGAGTATAAACAAGGAGGACGTTTTTATCAGAAAGCTTATTCTGGGAAATTTTATAATGATAGTGGATATAAGAATGGTATTTTGACTGTTTGGCTAGAACCTGTTTTACGGGAAGTCTAATTGTCCTTTATAGCTTATGTCTTGGTATATATTTTTGACGAAAATCTATTAGAATGGCAGGAGTAATAAATAAACCGGATGCACTTAATTTGTCTGGGAACCTAAAAACATTTGTATTGTCGGCTACATCGGCAGTATCCTTTGTTTTGAAAAAGGGAGACGCTATTTTGTTGGAGCATAGCTATGAGCCTGGTCCGGACAGAATGGTACATATAGATGTGAAAGATGTGGTAGAAAGTCAGCTTTTCTATACACTGAATGAATCCGAACAAATATATACCCAGACAGGTCTTGTCGCAGATTTTACGGCAAATATTGATGGTACGGATTATCCTTTCCGGGTAATCCGTAGTGGTGTTGGTAATCTGGCTGACACTGCGGCTAATTGGCTTAAACTGCATTTTCTTACTTGGCAACCACGGATTAAAGAGGTTACTTATTATTCTCCGGAATGGTTAACCTATTATGCTGTTGAAGCCTGTACGGTTAAGCTGAAAGCAACCTATCCTGATAAGTCTGTAAAAACGATAACATTGCAGAATTGTATTGCAGGGACAGCCACAACATTCAACCTGCAATATTCAGTTGTAGCCGGAAAACTTAATAATACTTATCCGTCTTTTTATGAGGTTTGGACAGAAACATCCAGTGGAATGAAGATGTCTGAAACACAAATCTATGCCTATTCGGATGTGCTATCCGAAAACGAACAATGGTATCTTTTTGAAAATAGTTTGGGAGGACTGGATACATTTAGGGCGTATGGGACTAATGAACTTAATGCCGAGCATGAACATAATATTGCAGAAATTGGGGATGTAAGAGAAGAATATCAAGTTGATACGGAACGGAAATACACCAAGAATACAGGTTATTTGGATGAATATTCCCGTAGATGGCTATTGGATTTTTTCCCCAGTCGGGCGAAATATATTTACGAAGCATCGTCTATTAGGCGTATTGTTGTTACAGAAAGTAATGCGACTTACGTGTCAAGTGAATTACCATCCAACTATACTTTTACATGGCAGCTGGCTGAAGTTTGCTCATTTCTGAATCTTATAAAGAACGAAGCGGACATCCCGGACAACTTAGTTGCTCCAGACCTTTCATCGCCGGATTTTATTTTACCCCCCCGGTTAGCTGAGATACCGAGGATAACACTATCTGGGGGGGTACTCATTCCGGCATTCGACCCATTTAACCCGAAACCAACGGTAACGACATACGGGGCTATCCATGATTCGATAAAGAATGCCGTAGTAAAGGAACTGGAAGATGAATTAAGTGGTATTGTCGGTGGCGGTGATAATCCGGGAGGTTCTGATATTGAAATAATTGAGTCAACTGACTTTGTAACCCTTCCGTCTGACAGCAATGTCTACTCTGCCTTGATGACAGATTGGAAAATCTACAAGGCAATAGAAGATAATTTGGTCAGTTTAGACGGAATGTTTCTTCGCAAAGACATTCCGGACACGGCACACGGGACAATATCTTTTGAAGATGGTGCACAAAGTACACTATTTGCTGCCGGCTATGATGCAGGTGCAGGATGGGGTATTGATAAAAATGGCTTGGCTTGGTTTGGAGAGTTAAAAATTCGTGATAATGTCTATGTGGAGAAAATGTTCGGTTCCCCGGCCTCTGCATCCGGCATGTTTGGATTCGGAACTATTTTTAATAACCAGAAGGCCAGTGGAGAGTTGGATTACCTGATGGTCCGAAAAGAGTTTCGCGTTAATACGATGGTGGTTAACGAGACATTGGGGCTTAATGGAAATCGCTTAGTATCAGACTTTAACAAAATTCTATCCGTACAAGAATTGTCGGACCGTTATCGCTGCACGATAGATAAAGTCGAGGGCATGATGTATATGAACATGCGAGGCGATGATATTATCCGTTGCCAGCAATATAAAGATTTGACTTCTAAATTTTACTATGGCGAAGTATTGGGTGTAACAGAAAATTATTTCGATTTAAGGAAACCTTTGCTTGAAGGGCAATCCATTCCTGCGCCTGGTGATGTCGTATTTCGGATGGGTAATAAGTATGACCTGATGCGTCAGGGTGTGATTTATTTGGCCACGGCAGAAACAGATGGGACCTACATCGATGTCTTGGACAAAATAAACAGTGCCGACATGACCGGGAAATCTGTTGTCAGGATTGGCAATGTATCCGGAATAACTTCAAAGTACAAAGGGAATTTAGGCCAGGCAGGTATTTATCACGGTATTTATATCAAGGGTGGCATATTCGACGAATGCGATATATATCTTCCTAACGGCGACACCGTTTATCAATCTTTCCTTGTATTAAACGGAAAACTCGAAAGTGAAATATCTTCCGTCCGGGATGCAATTAACGACAATGGTAATAACATCTTGGCTAATCCAACATGGGATGGGAATTTAGACAAATGGACCTATTCGCAAGATATAGAATTACTATCTGCGGCAAACGGATGGCTGTGGTTTAATGCCGCATTTTATTCCGATAAGAAAAAATCTGTTGAAGTCTTGGCCGAAAACGGTCTCCGGATTCTTCGTATTTTTAACAGCGGCATTACCCAGGCAAATGCTGATTTATTAAACCGAGATGCCGGTACTTATGTAGTTCGTGTGCGCTATAAGGCTATTACCGCTGGTACTTTTTCATTCGGTTTTTCAGGA